CAGTTCGGCAAACGCTCTAAATAGAGCGTCTACTGAACGACTAACCTAAAAATGACGCTCTATTTAGAGCGTTTGCCGAACTCTCGTAAATATAATGGAGGTATTGTTATAGATAAAGTGAGAAGGGAATATTTCACCAGATTTCCTAATGAATATATACAGGAAAATATCAAAACCAAATTTGGTGTTAGCCGCAAATTTTATATAACCTATATACTCATCGACAAATATAGGTCTTATGAGGATTATAGCTGGATTACCGTACGAAAAATCCTTGAGTTTTATGGTTACAAAACAACAAGTAGAAAGCCCAAGGCGTTTAAAGAAGTATTAGATGTCCTAGAGTACATGATAAATAATAAAATGATTAAAATCCAATGTGATTTAGACTCTCTTAATTATGACACTGGAATAGAAATCAAAATCATTCCAGAAAATTTTGATTACCCAGACCACTTTTGTAAGCTCACATCATCTCAGCTTGACGTAATTATGATGAATGATTCTGTCATAAACAGAGAATGTCTTCTTATGGCGTTTCTTTACATTAACTCATACATAGGAAATCGGCCAAAGAAAGATGATGGCTCCGAAGTCATGTTTAATCCAGAGACAAAACCAGAAGCATTTTGGAGAAGTATTGAAAGTATGTCAAAAGAGCTTTCTATGTCAAAAGACACTATCACACAGTGTATTGACTTTCTTACCACATCTACTGGTGATAAAAAGGCATTACTCATAAAAAGAGAAGTAGGTAGTGTACAACCAGATCCACGAAAGCCGCCCCAAAATGTCCCAAACATTTATGTTCTTAATAAAGATGGCTATCAACAGGAAATAGAATGGGCATTGCACAAGATGTTAGAGGTCTATGGCGTTGATAGCTTTGACAAAATAAAAGGGGGTATTAAAAATAAGCCAAGGAATATATAGTATTAAAAATTTAAGGAATGGAAAAGTTTATATTGGAAGCAGTTTCAACATTGAAAAAAGGATAGCCGCCCATAAAAATGATTTAGCCAATTACACACATCATTCTTATAAACTGCAAGCTGATTTTAATTTAACACATAATATATCTGATTTTGTTTTTGAGATTTTAGAAAACACAAACTGATCAAGAGCTAATCTTTATAGAAAGGAGCAAAAATATATAAATGAATTAGATACATATCATAACGGATATAACTGTTGCAAATTCGCAATAAATCCAAAGTACACAAAAGGGAATCAACAAAATATACAACAGAAGTCATCTAATTGCAGATATGTAAAGATACCACGAGAAATAATATATGCCAAAGACCTCGGAGATAAACGAGTGATTATTTTTTCATACTTATGCGCAAGACGCGCCCTGGATGATACAGTAGCCTTCTCTATCACAGAGTTGTGCCACTGGTCAAACCTGAAACCTAACTATAGGGATGGAAAGATAAATCAAAAATATTATGATGTTTTATTACTCCTCTCCCACTACGGATATTTTGTAGAATGTCCGGATTTTGAGAGTTACCTTCATGAGTCTACCAATTCAGTAAAATACCAACGCGTAAAACTAAATATAGAGAAGTTTGATGCACTGGATAGTTTCGGAATAATTTACTTTGATGAACTACAATTTTGGATTTCAATGGAGAATTAAAAGATAGCGACATTGACCTCGCCAGAATGTCATCGGCATACATATTATTGCTCATCTCCTATCTCCGTGTAAACATGAACCGTAATCCCGATAAACCTTTATGCTGCTATCGGCATTATCAGAAGATTGCGGAGGATACCGGATTGTCAGAACGATATGTAAGTAGAATCATAGAAATTTTGGATACTATTAAAAAAATGAAACGTGCACGGTACAAGGGTTCAAATGATAAAGTTAGATTTAGTACAACTCCCAAGATTTTTGCCGATTATAGGCGGTTTATTAAAAATACTAATGGAGACACCATACTTGATACGGAATATGACTACAATGCTGAAATAAGCAAACAAATAGAATTAATGAGAAAAGAGAATATTACTATATAACTATTAGCCTATCACACCATAAGGAGTGAATGAGAATGAAATATATTTTAATCGCGAAAGGAATTTTAATACATGACAGAAACCACAACAGGGTACCTTGCTACTTTTAAATCACCACACTATCCATCAAGGCAAGAATTACATAGTACTTTTGGCGGAGTAATTATTGAATCAGACTATAGCACCGAATATAATGCTCGTTCGTCTAAAGCATCATTTATCGCCAGTCGTATTGATACGGACAGGAAATTCGATTATCAGTGTTTAAGAAATGCAGAATCCAGAGAAAGAGGTAAAAAATAATGATTAGATATAGAAATGTACCAGCAATTGAATTTGATTTAGAATATGATTACAAAATTAAGGCAGAATATGTCTTTGATAAGGAATTAGGAAAATATATAGTAACCTTCTACCTGAGACAATCACAAGTGGGAATGTGGGATCAGATTGACAAGGCCACTGATATTACTTTTGATTCTCCATGTGAGACAATTAAGACGGATATTGCTAAGTACTTTACCAAATTACTCATTAAAGGATTCTTTCAGTATTACATAGACCGCTACGTGTATCAGATGAAGTGTTTTGACAAGGGCAACGATTTATACGAGAAGGAACGTCTAAATGCTCAGCAAGTCAGACTATAGGTATTTCCATAAAGCACGTCAGGCTGCTCTCATCTCTGATTTCGAAAAAACTCATGTTGGCTGCATTGCAGTCTATCAGGGTAATATCATTGCCATCGGATGTAACACCCATAAAACCCACCCCAAACAACAATACTATAATCAGTTCCGGACGATACGCTATGTAGATAGTAAGTATCTTCCTAAAATGCACGCCGAAATACACTGTCTCAACGTAATCCAGAATATGGATATAAATTTCGCCAAAGTGAAGCTATATATCTATCGGACACGTAAGGACCAGGAATTCGGTTTGGCTAGACCATGTGCTTCCTGCATGGCAGCCATTAGGGATTTGGGCATAAGACAGATTTATTATACAACTGATGATGGATATGTTTTTGAGAAATTGAAGAATAGGTAATTATAAATTTTAAATGGAGGCGATAGTAATAAGTGAATACGGTATTAAGATAAAAAATATTAGTGCTGGCATGATATACGATGTCAATTTGGGTATACGAGATTATTTTTCATATACCGATGCCATGCTAAATAATAGTTTGTTTAGTTTTTTTCTACAGAAAAACGGTATGAATGTATATAAAGGAGAAAGCACGAGAGATATAATTTGTTTAGATTATGATTTCGGAAGTCGTTCCTACGAGGAAGAACGAAAACGCCTGGAAAAACTATTTAACGAGTCCGATGAGTCTTCAAGAAAACGAATCTCAGATACATTGAAAAAAGTAGATTCCAGAAAAGAACTCTATACTCCAAAGAAAAGAGATGAAATCCGAGAATTTTTTTATGAAAATGGTGTGGATGTTACTTATAGAAAAAAGAACAAGGATGGCTCTATAAAAGAGGAAAAAATTATACATTATGAAATGCTGTTTAGAACAAGTGCAAAAGCAAAGTTAGGACAAGTAATCTTCATCAATAGTAAATTATATGATAAAGCATATGACTGGTTAACTATTGGACTTGGGAACAAAATGCAATACGATAATGCAAGAATCGTAGAAATGTCGGCCTACGCCCCACTTACCACATCTACTATTGTTGGTACATTATACGTTCCTGTCGAGAATATATTAATTTTAAAGGACCAAGAGTCCTTTTTCAAAACAAAAAGTAAGGTTGTAAAAGCTGAAGAATATGAAGATTCACATGGGCAAAAGCAAAAAAAATGCATTGTTGTAGATGAAGAACGAGAAGTTAAAAATACAATATGGGATGGGATGATGCTAATCGAGTCATCAATACTTCCAGATTGTATTAATGGCATGGCTCTACTACGTAATCATTTATTTAAAGCATGTGGTTTTAGAAGTCACATTCAAAAATTCTTTGCAGATTGGTGTAATAAGAGTGGATATGATTATCAAACCTATCAAATTCAGGATATGTTTGGTAAATGGCATTATTTGAAGGATATCAAGATGATTACTACGGATAATGCTATTAAGTGGAAAAAGTTTGCTAATTTAATGGGTAATACGTTATCAGAAGCCTATGAATATTGGTGCGACAGAATTCATGCCGATGGTGATATATGGGGTATTGTCAAGACGGACCATCCTAGCAAACTAGGAAATTATCAACAATTGAGCTATCAGATGATCAATACTCTTCCGTGTACAAAAGATGACATTAAAGAAATTGCTCAGATAAGTATTAACTATGTGGAACTGTTAAAAAAAGATAATGATGAATTTGAGAAATTTCTTAGAAAATACGCCAATGAAGTAAATCATTATGAGATGCTTGCAGATTTATATAAGCATAACCAAGATTTTGGTAACAGCTCATTTTTCAGAGAAGAAAAAAAGAAAATTATATTTGATTATGTATACAGGCTAAGAAAAGGCAAGATACTAGTAAATGGAGATAATCTAACAGTATGTGGAAATCCGTATGCTCTCCTACTTTATTCTGTCGGAGAAGATTATAAGACAGACCCAACCTTGAAACAAGAAAATGGAACAATCCAATGCTATACAACCAGATTTAAAAATGATGAATTTCTAGCCGCTTTTCGAAATCCACATAATAGTCCGAATAATATCTGCTATCTTCACAATGTTCACTCTGACATAATGGAAAAATACTTCCCTTTTAGCGACAATATAATCGCCGTAAATTGTCTTCTTACTGATATTCAAGATAGAGCCAACGGAATGGATGAAGACAGTGATTTTATGCTTGTGACAAATCAGGCAACTATGGTACGTTGTGCCAAAAGATGTTATCAAGAGTATCCTACTATTGTCAACGCATTAAAAGAATCTGGAATTACATATCAGAATACCAAAAAGGATTATGCTATTATGGATAATAAATTCTCTAAATCTCGTATGGATATTGGGTATTCTAGTAACCTGGCTCAGCTCGCAATGACTTATTATTGGACTGAGATGCAAAAAGAAACTCCTGATAAAAAAAGGCTGAATGAATTGTATGATAATTTTGTAATACTGTCTGTATTGGCCCAAGTCGTAATTGATGGCTGTAAACGAGAGTATGAAATTGTTGGAAACAAAGAAATTGACCGTATTAGTAAAATGCCGTGTATGACTATCAAAAAGCCTTGTGGTTTTACAAAGACAGGTAAAATCAAATATACCAAGTGTGATTTCCCAGAGTTTATGAAATATACAAGGGAAATCAAGTATACTAAAGATGGTAAAGAATTACCCCAAGAGGAGATTGATGTAACCAAAGAAAAGCTCAAAGGAAGAATCAATACAACGCTCTCATGCCCTATGAATTGGTTAGAGTATTGGTTAGATAAAATTCAAAATGCGCCAACAACAAAAACAACTCCTACTTCAGAATTTTTTATTAAAATGCAAGGAAAAGCACATCATCGACAAATGACTAAAATCAAAGAATTAATAATAGAGTATGATTCAAAGGTTAAATCGCTCCAATATAAAAGCATATCTGAGGATGATTACATTTCTGAACTATATCAACATAATGATTATCTAATTGAATCTCTAAAAAAAATAAAAGTAGGGAATATTGTTACCATCAATCGGTTAATAGAAACAGCACTTGGTTTGGAAACTAATAAAAACAAAAAATACTCACAAAATGCTGATACGAAATACACAAGAAAGATACTTAATTACTTATATAAAATGAATAGAGATAAGTTTCTTGTAAATTTTGAACAAAAACGGCAGAGTTAAATTGTAAAAAGTGCTTGTTTTTAAGGCTTTTTTGAGCCAAAAATGCGTCCGTTATATGGAGAGCAAAAGAAAATACAGTGTTGTATGAGTAAACTCCACCGCTATTGCCCGAAGCGGTTATAAATATGGGAGACAGTCTTAAAATGTATACTAGGGGCGGACGTATCATTATTCGCCCCAAATACAATTAATTTAGAACTATCGTGACGACCAGACATCAATAAATTAATCATTGGTAGCGGTGCTGTTATAACAACGGTATCGCTATTAGTGTTGCATAAAACAAATCAATCAAAATTTAATAAGGTTACTATTAGGGGAACCGTTACTAATTAATTTATTGCGGGTTGGACAAGTCAGATTAAGTCGCTGGACTCATTCTCCAGAGAACGCCAGGGCAGAGCTGGCACCTGCTACTCTCCCATTATGGGAAATATAGAACGGAAAGAAGTGAACCAACTATTTTTCAAATCACAAGAAATGAAGCAGATATGTTAAGAGACAAAGGATATGATGAGTTTATAAAGATTTCATCTAAAACTCACAAATCCAGATGTAAACGTTATTGGCTTGTTGAAGATCGTCGTGTATTACAATGTTTGTATAGATACAGAAAAGATACAATCGTCCAGTGACGAAATAAACATGGAAGGTGGTCAGGGCCATCGGAAAATCAAAACTAAAATCTGATGGGATTATGTTTGTTGGAAACAATGCCGAAGATGTTACTGGCAGCATGATACTCATAAAATTTGCAAATAAGCAGATTCTACTTGAAGCTGGGTTATACCAGAAGAATGATTACCTTGAATCTTATAAGGCAAATACAGAGAAATTCAAATTCAAACCTGAAGAAATTGACTATATCTTTATTGGTCATTGTCACATCGACCACATAGGTTTGATACCTCGTCTTGTAAAAGAAGGTTTTTCTGGAAAAATCATAATGACATATCCCACATCAATTATCTCAAAACACCTATTGTTAAATTGTTCCTTCATTCTGTCCGACGAAGCTAGGGTGTTATCCAAACGTTATAGTAGAGATTACGCACCAATATACAGTGAGGATGATGTCTATAATACATTCAAACTTTATACGGTATATAATCAGTACGATACTTTGTTCCAATTGGATGATATAGTAAGCTTTCAGTGGTTAAAAAACTCTCATTGCGTTGGGGCAGCACAATTGCAACTTATATTAAATGATGGAGTTAAAAAGAAGAAAGTACTGTATACTTCTGATATCGGCGCACTGGAAACAAAAAACCATTATGTCGAGAATACGGAAATTCCAACTTATTTTAATGACGTAATAATTATGGAATCCACGTACGGTCTGAATACAAGAATTTCAAAAAAGACTCGTGAATTTGACATAGAACATTTAAGAATAGCTATAGATACCGTGTTAGAACGACATGGCACACTCGTGCTGCCAGCATTTAGTTTCAGCCGTTCTCAAGAACTGTTAACCACATTATTTCTTCTGTTTGGTGATGATGAGAATTTTACAACACCAATTATCGTGGATTCAATGCTTACCTGTGATATATGCGATGATTATGGACAGGTATTACAGAATGATAATTTAGATTTATGGAATAAAGTTTACAATTGGAAAAATGTTAAATATATAAGAGAAAAATCAGATTCACAATCATGTGTATTGGATACGACTCCAAAAATCTGTATCTCATCTTCTGGTTTCTGTACGAACGGCAGAGTCCTCTCCTACTTAGATAGATATTTGCGTGATACCAATTCTATGATTTGCTTTTCCGGTTATGTCGGTGATGATGAATCATATCTTAGTTACAGAATCAAGAATGGAAAATCCCACAAAACAATCAATATAAATAAAAAGCCTGTACCGAATAGAGCTGATTGTATTACAATGCAGTCGTTTTCATCACATGCTAATTTTAATGATCTGTTAAGATATGGAAGTAATTTGCGGACAAATCAGTTAGTTCTGGTCCATGGTTCTATTGAGTCTAAGAATTGTCTAAAAAAACATTTGAAAGATGAAATATCAAGAAATGACAAAACATATAAGGTGACATGTTCAGAACGGGATATGATTATTCCATTATGATGTGCAGTAAAGAAAGAAGGGTTGAACTATCGAAATAACTGTAGATGATATTATAAATGCATTAACCCCAAAAGGATTACCAGATCCAATTATATATCAATACTATAAAAATCTTGAAAAGAGAAAAATTATTATCAATGAACAGATTAGTGATAATTTACTTGAAACAGCTACTCTTCCATTTGTCGAAATGGATAACGATGGAACAGGTAAGCCCATAGAGATAATAATTTCAACTGTTGGCGGAGAAATATATTCCGGATTTAATTTTGTTGATCAAATTGAAAAAGCAAAATCTCCTGTGACAATACACATTATGTCCATGGCCGCATCTATGGGATTTCTGATTGCTATGGCTGGTAAAAATAATCCAAATGTGGAAACGATATGTCATCCTTTTAGCGTTGGACTTTTACATAGTGGTTCTCAATATATGGAGGGTTCTGCTCATGCTGTAAAGGATACATTTGATTTTAGCCAGCATTACGAAGAAAAAATCAAGGATTACATTCTTTCCCATAGCAAAATTGATGCTGATTTATATGAAAAGGTCGAACGTAAAGAATACTGGATGGATGCAGATGAAATGAAGCGTCTTGGAATAGTAGACGAAATTATATAGTGAAAGGATGATTTATTATATGGCAAAAAGTAAGTTACAGTTTAAGAGGAATATTACTGATAAACTAAGTGTAAAAGGAGTCCTCTCTGAAGATGGAACCACTATTACTTATACTGACGAAAATGATATTGAACAGGATGTAAAAGTATCTGATTTACTGAATGTTTTCAAAAATCAGCCTATTGAATTTGGAGTACAGTTAAAGAGCGACGAAGATCTTGATGTGGTTCCTGTTGATGAAATGTAAAAGGCGGTGAGTGCAATATTACATAATTATAGTCGCCTTGAAAATGAAAGTGACGATGAGTTAATTTATCGAGTATGTTCCGAAAAGGAACTTATAGGCTCATGGTACGATGTGGCAGATATTTTAAATGAGTTGACAAATAGCGATTATAGAGAAAGTACATATCGGAAGAAATTCCAGTCATTTCAAAAACTTCTTAAAGCAAATCAATCTAAATTTGCAAATACAGACTCCCAGAACAAAGAAATCGAATTACTGAAACGAGAATTTGAACGTGAAAAAATTAAATTTCGTGATGAAAGACGTTCGTGGAATAAGCAAAATTATGAAAATGCTAGATTTGACGAAGTAATGGATCTTATTAAAGAACGCCTTGATAATTTTTCTCGTGTAGAGTTTACTCCCCATGTGGTTCCGATTGTATCTGGTTCTGACGCAATGATCATTTGTTTGTCCGATTTACATCTTGGACAGTGTTTCTCGTCTGCCTTTGGAGAATATGATTCTGAAATCGCAAAATCTCGTTTAGAAAAATATTTGAGCGAAATTATTGAAATTAATAAAACTAATAATGTAGGGAAAGCGTATGTTGTAATGCTTGGAGATGATATTTCTGGTAATCTTCACAAAACAATTGAAGTGAGCAATAAAGAAAATGTAATTGATCAACTTAAAATCAGCATTGAATATATAAGTTCATTCTGTTACGAATTAACTAAGCATTTTTCAGATGTTTATCTATCTTCCGCTAGTGGAAACCATTCTCGTCTGCAAGCTAAAGATTTGGCGCAACACAGTGAACGCCTGGATGCATTTATTGCATGGGATGTGTGCCGCACTTTGAAACGTCAAGATAATTTTCATTCGCTGTTGCATCGAAGTCTGGATGATGGCATTGCAGATGTTAATATATGTGGAAAAACCTATCTTGCTGTACATGGTGATTTTGACTCTCCTACAAAGCAAGGTTATTTAAATCTCGCTGCTATGGTAGGATTCTTCCCTGATTATGTTTTATGCGGACATAAACATTTTTGTTTCTTCAGTCAGGAGAGTAAATTTATTCAGAGTGGAAGCTTGTCAGGCTCAGGAGATGATTACACTATCGAAAAAAGATTGAGCGGTGTTCCTTCTCAAATGGTGTGTATTTGTAATGATAAAGGAGTTAAGTCTATACATCCGGTAATATTAGATTAATTTAGCAAGCCCTAATTTGAAGGCAAAAGCATATAAGTATACCCCCTATTATAAGAGTATAACACAGATCATATTGGAGAGTAGTCATACTGCTCTCCTATTATATTGAGAAAGGACAAAATATGGAATATAAATCAATATTTACTCCATATGTAGCAAGAAATCTTATTCATATGGGTAATCCAATATTTGATATTAAACCCGATAAAAAGAATACTGATAAAACAATATTCATATTTAAAGAAACAGAAAAATTAAGGCAAGACATGGCTAGTGCAACTAAGCACTAGCTTTTTTAGTGCAAAAAGAAGGACGCAATAATGAGTAAAGAAAGAATATGTGGAATCTATAAAATTGTAAATGAATTAAATAATAAGATGTATATAGGACAAAGTATTAATATATACGAAAGATGGAGACATCATAAAATCCAATTACGACATGATAAACATCATAATTCTCATTTACAGAATGCTTGGAATAAATACGGAGAACAAAACTTCCAATTCGTAATCATAGAAGAATGCTCAGAGAGTGTTTTAGATGTAAGAGAAATATATTATATAACAAAATATAATACTTTTGTTCATTCTAAAAATGCCAAAGGATATAACCTATCTATTGGTGGCGAAGGTATTGGTATATTTACTGATGAAATGAGACAAATATTCAGAGAGGCTCAAAGAGCAAATCCTATATATCAAATAGACTTAGATGGGAATATAATTAATGTTTGGCATTATGGAGCAAGAGAGGCTTCAAAAAAATTAAACATTTCACAAGCATGTATATGGCATTGCATAAATCATGATAGACGTACATATAAAAATTATATTTGGATATACGTAGATGAATATGAATATTTTAAAATATCAGATTATGTCAATCAAAATACACAAGCAAAATCAATCTTACAATATGATATGTATGGAAATTTTATTAAGAAATGGGATAGTGCAAATCAAACACATACATATGGATTTGATCCTTCTGCCATTGTAAAAGTATGTAAACAAAAGTATTCAAGTCATCGTGGATATATTTGGTGTTATGAAGATGATGTCTATATCAAAACGGAAATATAAAAACATTATTCAATTTTTAATATTCTGTATAAATCTGCATTTGCGGACTATGTAATTTTGGGACATTATCACTCTGGAAAAGAACTTACAAGCTGTGAAGGCTGTTGTAATGATGCAGAGATACTTGTTGCTCCATCATTCGTCGGAAGCGATTCTTATTCTGATTCATTGATGAAGGGAAGTAAACCTTCTGTCAAGATATATGGATTTCATGAACTTTATGGACATGACGAAACACATAAGATTATTTTGAGTTAAAGCAAATTTTTATTTATCCAACTCGTGAAGGATAAGGCTGGGTTCCTGAATGGGAGTAGGTCGTAAGGCTTAGAAGTCCTTTGCCCCTGGTGTCGGATTCACATGCATGGAGAGCGCACTGCTCTCCTACTATAAAAATAGAAACTATAAGGAGATTTAATAATACATGAACAAAAATGAAGTTGTTGCAGCAATTGTTGAAAAAGTAGAAACATTAAAGGCAAAGGATGTTGAAGCGGTATTAGCTACTTATGCTGATGTTGTTATTGAAAAACTTGAAAATAATAATGCTGAAAAGGTTGTTCTCCCTAGCCTAGGAAGTTTCAAAGTTAAGGATGTTCCAGAACGAAAGGGCGTATCAGCTCTCGGAGATAAAAAGGAATGGGTAAAACCTGCACACAGAGAGATTATTTTTAAGATTGCCAAGAATGTAAAATGCCTAGACTAAAATTAACTGGTGGTGATTTATTTGTACGATGAAGTAGTTAAGACTATAAATCTAACCTCTGATGAGGTAGAAATATTGATTGATGCACTCTCCTATCGACTAGCCCAGTGTGTATCAGTTGGCGAAGATATTACAGTACGAGAATTGCTGGAGAAAATTCAGTAAATATAGGCACTGTGAGAGTCAAATCTCATGGTGCTTTTTGTGAAAGGAAGTGATGAAAATATCAAGATTTACAGTCTATAATAAAATTGTTACACCAGAAAAATTGACAAAGGTGAATCCAGAAAACATTCAATTGGGAGAAGATTTTTTAGAATACCTTCAATCAATTGATAGAAGCCCAGATACAATAAAAGGATATCGAAATGATCTTAAAATATTTTGGGTATGGTGTTTAGACTTCAATGGAAATAAATACTTTCCAGAATTAACTAAGCGTGAGGTTGCTAAATTTCAAAATTATGCTCTCAATACTTGGAATTGGGGTTCTAGTAGAATGAGACGTGTAAAGTCTTGCCTTTCTTCTCTTTCAAATTACATTCAAGACATTCTGGATGACGAAAAAGAATTCGAAAATTATAAACCCATTATTCGCAAAATTGAAAATCCAGCCAAAACTGCCCGTAGGGAGAAAACTGTATTAACTGATGAGCAAGTGGATGGGCTTTTAGAAACTCTTGTAGAGCGTAAGGAATATGAGTGCGCATGTGCTATTGCTATAGCTGCTTATTCCGGTATGCGTCACGGAGAATTGTTGCAGATGCGACCAGACTTTTTTAACGATAACCATTTTGTATATGATTCCATGTGGAAAACAGATAAAGTTCGTGCTAAAGGGCACGGCAAGGATGGTTTACAGCTTAATAAATTCGTCTTATATGGTGCAAAACCATATATTGATTTATGGATGAATGAACGTAAGGAGAAAGGTATTAACAGTGAATGGATGTTTGTAACAGTTACAGTAAATGGAACTAAACGTATATGGAAAAAGAGAAAAGACACAAGTTCCTGGGTAAAACAATGCACAGAAATACTTGGTGTGGATTTCTACTTACACTCGTTGCGTCATTATACATGCACAAAGTTACATAGAATGAATCTACCTGCTCATGTTATTCAAGAGTTCTTCGGATGGGCAAGTTCTGAAATGCTTCAAATCTATAATGACCTTACTGCCGAAGATGAATTTGGAAAATATTTTACCAAAGATGGTGTCAAGGAAATTAAGCAAGGTTCATTGACTGATATCTAAGATTACCCTTCCTATTTCCTCCCAACATATTCCCCCGTGAGTAATGGGCTTAAAATCACTCTCTCACTCGTTAGATGTATTGGCGAGTTAAAATAAGACGCAATACATACCGGCCTTGGATTAAAGGCAATTTATAATCCCACCGACATCCCAAATCGTAGGCCGACCACTGCCATAGTAAGTGTGGGGATGCCCGAGTCTCGCTGCGTTAGTGTGAACCGTTAATTAGGAGGGTTAACTACTCTCCTATTCTCCTGGGTCTGTCGCCTAATGGTATGGCACTCGACTTTTAATCGAGTTAATGCTGGTCCGAATCCAGTCAGACCCATTCATGGAACAATAGTTAAAAATTAGAAGGAGAGGTCGCACAATGGCTGGAATGCTATTAAGAATGAATGATAAACCCAATGTAAATATAATGGAATTTGTAGTAGACTCTGAATCAGAAATTCAATATCTGCCAACAACAACTAATAAAGGAAGTGGCGTTTTCGAAAATAATCCTAGTTTTAATTTTACTGCTCCTATCGGAAGCTCCTGTATTGTAGGAAACGATGGTGGTGATTTACTTGTATACATGTTATTCTCTTTTGGCTGGAAAAAAATATAATGACAGGAGGAGAATATGGGACTTAATTTACCCACTTTAGCACTTGTTAAAAAATATACTGATTTAAAAACATCTGTTACTGATAAACAAATAAACGCAGCTGTAAACCAATACTTGGAAAATAATCCAGTTTCTCCAGGCGCATCACCTGAAGAATCTGCTCAAATAGGGGCCAATAAACAGAATATCACTAATCTTCAAAATGAAATTGTTATGCGCTCTCCTGCTATCATTACAGAAGCTATAGGTACAGGTAAGGTAAGAATGGATGATTCATCATTCGACTGGCTCTTTTTGTATGCCATTGGCGCAATAGAAAGCATGGCGGACTTCAAATCCGTTAGATGCAGGTTCAAATCCTGTGGGGGGTGTGTTTATGATACGGCTCTTTAACAGTATTTTTTATAATCCAAACAAGAAAGAAGGTGTTTATAATTGGCGAGAAAACCAAAAATCGCCGAAGCATCTGATAATTTTGATGATTCTCACGATTATAGATGTCTTCGATGCGGTGATACATGGGAAAATCCTAATGGTCATTTCTATAAATCTCCCTGGTCAGAGTCATTTGAAAAGAATTCGCGTTTTGTACCCTTGTGTAGAAAATGTGTAAATGAGTTACTTGATATCTACGAAAAGAAGTATGGTACTAATACCGCCTGCATCTTGATGTGCTATAAACTAGATATTCCATACTATTACTCGCTTTTTGATTCCATTATCAAAAACAATAATAAGTTTAGCATCGGTTTATATATGCGACAAATCAATGGCAGACAGTATCAAAACCAGGACTTCTCTCAATCTATTCTAAATGGTGAATTAGGAAAATCTAAGGATGACTTTGAAAAATTCAAGGAAGTAAAATGGTCAAAGCAAGATTTACAAAACCGAGATTATGCTATAGAAGTTGTAGGTTATGATCCATTTGTCGGATATCCCGAAGAAGATAGACATTTTCTATTCAATCAATTATCTCCATATTTAGAGGATGAAGATATAGCTGATGATGCTTTCAAATTGTCACAGATATTACAGATTGTAGATAACAACAAACAAATTCGGCAGTGTGATGTTAAGATAGCAAACCTGGATCCCATAAGAGATGCCACAGATATTAAAACATTAAACTCAATCAAAAAAACATTGGTGGAAGCCAACGACAAAATTGCAAAAGAAAATGAAATTTCAGTGAAGAATCGTTCCAATAAGGATGTAGGAAAGTCAACGCTTACATACTTAATGCGTGATTTAAGGAATAAAAATTTTGAAAGAGCCGAAGCTGATTATTACGACCAGTTAAGAGGTCCAGGAACACAATGGGCAATCTCAATATCCCAAAAAGCAATGTTAGATCATTGTCTATTTGATGAAAATGATAAAAAGGAAGTTTACGAAACACAGATAAAGCTTGTAGATGATTTATACAAAGAACTAGACAGCAAGAAAGAACAGTTGCGTCAATTGCTTATTGTCAACGACAATTTAAAGGCCGAGTTGGAGACATTAAGAGTAGGTGATAGTGATGGAATATCATAAATTAATGTCTGAACGCAAGAAGCGAATATGTGAGTTAGATGCTGAAAGTATAGCATTTTATCGTCGTAACCCCTGCATTGCCTGTGAAGATTTATTGGGTATTAAGCTCATTGATAGTCAAAAGTATATTCTTCAAGCTAGTTGGAATAAACCACATGTGCTATGGTGTTGTAGTCGTAACTTTGGGAAATCCTTTCTCGGTGCCATTTTTATGGTCCTCAAGGCAATATTATATGAAAATCAGGCTATCTACATAGTATCATCAGTTGGTGATCAGTCAAAGGAAACATTTTCTAAGATTGAAGAAATCGTTCTTCGCATCGGTAAAACAGCCGCATCTATCGACTCCCTTAAAGACATAGTTGAAAAAGAAACCAAAAAATCAGGGAACAATAAAACAGGTTTTGGTCATGCTCAGTCAGGTTTCCATGTGGAATTTTATAACGGAAGTGAAATCTTTACACTGAATGGTAATCCGGATAATAACCGGAGCCGCAGAGCCACTTTAGTATTTTTCGATGAGGCTGCATTCTCTTCCGATGAGCTAATTGCTGTATGTGAAGCCTTTGCAACGCAGAATACAGAGTTTAAAACATCTGTTGAAAAAGGCTTTAACCCAGATACATTAAAAAGAAAATGTCCAACACAGCTGGTTTATGCATCATCACAAGATGATATGAGCAAAATCTTTTATCACCATTATAAAAACTTTTCTAAAAGAATGCTGGCTGGTGATAGAGATTATCTTGTGGTTGATATGATTTGTGATACAGCTATTGAAACATATATGGAAGGAAAGCCATATACTGCTCTCCTAACCCGTGACAAAGTGGATGCTGCTATGAAAGCAAATAGAGAGAAGGCATTACGTGAATATTATAATCAACCTACAAGAGATGGTGGCGTAAATCAAATTGTAAAATGGGGAACAATTCGCAGAAACGAGTGTTTCTATTTGCCTCAGTTATCTTATAAACCTAATACAAATATATGTCTGGCTTTAGATCCTGCACGTACCTTGGATAATTCTATTTTAGGGGCTATGAATATAGTAAATGATCCTAATTATGGCTACATGGGAGAAATAGTAAACTGTCTGAACTTATTTGACAATGCCAGCAAAAAGGGGTACAAACTGGATTCTAATCGACAGTTAAAGGAAATACGAAATTATCTCTCTCTTTACAACGGACAGCATAATGACTATCAGAATATTGATTGCTTATTGATAGATCAAGGTGCTGGCGGAGGTGGCGTTTCTACTTATGCTGATGGTTTACTAAATGATTGGGTTGGTGACGATGGTCGGCACCATAGAGGACTTATCGATGCTTCACATGAAATCTATACTGGATATAAGTCTTTATATCCGAACACTATTGATAAATTGCGTCTCATTAGCCCGCGCAAGTATAGAACTCAAATGGTTGATGAGTTTATAGAACTAATTGATTTAGGAGTAATCAAATTCCCTTATGAATTCAAGCAGGAGTTTATAACGATTGCCAGAAAACAAAAGGATTCTGACGAAGAAATAATTGAGAAATATGAGCTATCAGAAAAGGAAATTGTGGCCTTAGCAAATATTGACCTAATGAAAGCTGAAACCACGTCAATATACAAATATGAGAACGCAGAAAAAACTTCTAAAACATATGCAATAGCAAAGGATAAAGAAAGTTCTATGCATGATGATAGGTTTTATGTGTTGATTATGCTTGCACATAGATTGTATGAATTACGCCGTGGACAAACAATACAACCAAAGCAGAAAGAACCATCAGATTTTACCAATGCTCCACGTTGTGTATCATCTATAACATTCTAAGAAAGGACGGTGATTAATTGCCAAATAAAAAAGAAGTGGTCTTATCTTCTTCTGATACTCAGGGCCAGGAAGAAGATTTTAGTGTGACTTTCGCATCAAAAGAAAATACTGATGGTAATGAAACCGTCATTTTAACATCTGAAGATATCGCTAAAGAATGGATGTCAAAAGCACTCCAAAGTTTTGATCCGTCTAATGGTCAATATTCTGTGTATCTAAAGGAACAACCTTTTGGAGATGATAGTGTCACTTTGGATGATATAAAATTGCTCTCCAAAAATGCCCAGAGTGATATAACCAAAATATTGAAAATAAACGCTTTAGTACGTCAGGAAATAAATGGTGATGATATAATTGGGAAAGTCTATGAAACTATGGTAACAAATCTCAATTCAGATATAAGAATATCATTCGATAATCTTCCATCAAAACCAACCAAGAAATACAAGGATAAAGCAGAATCTCTTATTAAGCAATTTCATAGGGAAACAAATATAAATACAATACTATCATCTTCTATCCCGACAGTTTATGTTGAAGGTAATTGTATTAAATATTTGCGCAGTAAAAATGGACATTATGTCATTGATTCTTTTCCATTAGGAGTCGCTATTGTTAGCGATTATAAATACAATGGTATTAACTACGTACTTATTGATATCCGTGAGCTTACAAATAGATTACAGAAAACAACGATTAAAGGCAGAAAAAACAGACCGCTTTTCTTTAAAAACATCACAGAAGAAATAAAAGCAAATTATCCAGATGAGGTATATCAAGCTTACATAAACAAAGAGCATTATGCAATATTGGACATTCGCCGCACGGGTTTAAATCGGTTTTGTAGTATGAATAGAAAATATGGATTATCTGCGGTCTTCAAAGCACTGAAGCCTAATATAATGCTTGACACATTTGACAAATCCGATGCCATTACTGCTAAAGCAAAGGCTAAAAAAATAATACATCAAGTCATCAGAAAAGAAACCATGGGACAAGATTATTCAAAAAAGGGATTTGAAGAAATGGCTTATGCCCATGAGAATCTGGCAGCAGCATGGAAAAATCCAACCGTGCTATATACTTCACCTCCTTGTGTGGAAAAAATCGTATATGTGGAACCTAAAGTAGAAACAACAAACATAGCTACAATTAATCAATATCGTTCTCGTGTCACTTCTGCTCTTGGAATATCTTTTCTAAATACTGATGGAAACCAAACTGTTAGTACGGCAAACATTTCCATTAAACAATTAATGAAAACTATAAATAAAATCACAGAACAGGAAGAAATTATCCTCTCTCGCTGGTATTCTTTAATTCTTGAAGAAAATGGTATCCCTCAAGAGTATTGCCCCACTCCACATATCCTTGATACAGAATTGCTTGAATTTGAAATGCGTAAAGACTTATCGGAATTACTATTTTCAAAGTTTAATTGCTCTTATACTACAGCTTATGAATTGGTTGGACTCAATGCAAAAGATGAAGCGGATAGATTAGTTACTGAAAAAGAACTAGGTTACGATGAAATATTTCTTGTTCATCCAACTTCGTATAACAGCTCTGGAAATTCAAAAGACTCTGGTGGCAGGCCGAGCGGGTCAGATAACCTACAAAAACAGGATTATGACACTGATTATAACAAAACGAGGGTGAAATCTTGAAAATAAAAATACCTGACGGAAGTATTTATGACTTAGAAGAATGCGAAATAATCGATGAAGAATTAGAACAACAGGCTAAATTTGCTGATGAATTATTTGTACAAACAGGAATTTTGATTGCCAATCAGAAAGGTGGTGATGCTAGTATTGAATGAATATGTAAATATGGTGGGTGCCGTTATTGATGTTGCTGAACACTCAACTTACCTTGAGCTAACAAGTAGGGTTTGTTATTATGATGAACCAAACTTAAATAATGATATGTTACCCTATGATGAGTTCACTGAAGAACGAGCACGAACCTTGATTAATATGCCTGTACAGGCTAAATATCGGATTAACCCAAACGGAGAGCCAACTTTTTCAGGCCACGAAATGGTGAAGAAGAAGGATGGTTCTGTAGAATTTAAAACTTCCAGTATCGGTACTCATACTGAAATATATATAGAAAACGATAATGTTGACGTGAATGGTACTATAAAGAATTTACCGTGCCTATTCGCTAAATATCGCATATGGAAAAGATATAAGAATGTAGTCGCTGCTGTTCAGCGACTTTTTAATTTGGGTAAATTATACAGTTCCTGGGAACTAAACACATATCAGTATATTTTTGATCGGGGTATTCGTAAAGTTACTGATTATGAGTTTCTAGCTAACACATTACTTGGCTTTGAATATGCATATCCCAGTTATGGTACAAGTGCAAACGCCATTAGTATGGCAGAATTTAACGATAGCCAATTAATAATTGCAGAAGCTCTTTCTCAAGACTTAATTGATGAAAATAATAACAACAATAAGGAGGAAAATCTATTGAGCAATAAAACAGAATCTTCTACGGTAGAAGAAAATATTGTGACAAGTACATCTGTAGAAACTCAATCTGATACTACGGGTACTGCTACTACATCTACTGATACAGAAAAAACAAATATAGAGAATCCAACTACTGACTCTGCACAGCTTACTGATTATGATTTACGAGATAAGGTCAGAGCTGCATGTAGAACAAAATTAGGTAAATGGTGTTGGGTATCTTTCCTATTTCCAAACGAAAAAGAGGTTTGGTGTGAGTATGACGGCAGAGAATCAGAATTAGATTATGTTAAATTTACATATGAAGTAGGCGATGATGATTCTATTACAGTTTCAGAGCCAACATACGTGAAATTAACTGTTTCCGTTGCAGAGATTAATACAAAAATAGCAGAACTTGAAAAAGAGGTATCTACTGTAAAAGCAGAATTAGATATTAAAAATAATGCTATTTCTAAAGCAAGTGAAACAATTCAATCTCTTAATGTGACTATATCAGAACTGAAGCCTTTTAAGGAGCAAGTAGAAATTGCTGAACAGAAACGCATAGAAATTGAAATTGCTGAAGATAAAGCAAGATTAAAAGCAAAATTACTAAAGGGAAATCTCTTTACTGAAACTGAAATAGCTGAAAAGAATATTACTGATTTAATCGAAGCAAGAAATGAATCCGCAATCAATGGACTGATTGCCGATAAGTTTGTTGCTTCTTTTGATTCACAGACAAATGAAACAATTTTAACCTCTGAAACACAGAAACCAGAAAAGGCTACTGCAAGCTTAGAAACAGATGACGATGACGATGATATCCGTAGTTTTATGCACAAACTTTTATCCAAATAAGAGGAGGACAATTATATGATTAGAGATTTTAGAATTAACGGAGCAAAGGCTCCTGATGCTATGCACAAGGCAAAAGTTGACATGGTAACTGGTATGGGCGTTGTAAAGGAAGACTCTACAACCGATAAATTTGCTAATATCGCTTCGGCTGAAACCGTAACTGACATTTTTATTGTAGATAAAGAGCGTGTGCCTTCTGGTATTAACTGTGCAAGAGGTGATATGTCCGATTATGACAATGATTTTGTAAAAATCAAGGCCAATGAGCCTGTATCAATGGATAAGTATCACGCTGGTGAGAAATTTGGAACCGATCAGTACGATGATACTATTACCTCCGATTTAGCCCTTAATACAAGAGTGTCCTGGAAGAATGGACTTGTAACAAAAGCTACTATAGCTTCTCCATATGTTTTTAAGGGTTTTCATAATGACAATAGACATTCATTGGCTCAGATTGAAGTGTCCGACACTGCTGTATCTAACGCATAATTAAAGGAGGATTTGTAAATATGAGTATTTTAACTAGCGAAGTAAAAGATTTAATGTCTCAGGAGCATGCACTTTATGATGTAGCTGAGAGTATTGAATATAAAAGAGACTTAAATGCAGAACAGAAAGACGCTGCACAGGTTATGGATGCGTGGGCAAAAAATATCGGAGAAACAGGAAAAGACCCTGAGTGTGATATCGCTGCCTACATCAAGAGAATTGTACAGCCTGAAGTATATAATGCACCCGACGAACTTTTAGATCGTATTTGGGAACGCGGAGGTATTGGGGAGTTTGATGATGCTGAATACAATGTAGAGCCAAAAAATACGCTGATTGCTCATGAGGCAGCAAAGGGTGGCGTTGTTGACAGAAGTTGGATTGACCTCTCTGCACTTACTCCTGTATGGAGAAACAGACAGGTTGAAACAGACCTTTCTTATGTCGATTTAAGAAAGAACGGTTTTAAGTCTATTGCCAATCTCACTGTGTTCATGAAGGAAGCGTGTCAGAATGCACTATTCTACGATATGTTATCCCAGATGGACGAAGCTATTGTCGGTGGTGAAGCAAAAATCGATGTTACAGGTAAGGTGCCTACACTGGCTGATATGGATGCAATCTCTTTGTACCTAAATGATAGAAGCGATGATTCTGTTATTGTGTGTCTTACGAAATATGCTCAGGCCATTAGACGTATGGAAGGCTTTGCTCAGTATATGAGTAATGATATGAAGAACGACTTCAATAGATATGGACTTGTAAAGACCTATGATACTATTGGGGTAGCTGCTATCTCTGGTGCAAAGCGTCAGGGAAATGGTAATCTTCTTATCCCAGATAAGAGAATTTTCGGAATCGCTGGGAAAATTGGGAACCTGGATATGAAGGGTGATATCCATGTATTCCAGGAGATGAATCCAAGAAGTGAACAGATTCATATTATGTTAAAAGATTTTACATATGGATTTGTGATTACCAAGATTGAGAATGTATGTAAAATGGTAATGTCACAGTAATTATAGTATTCTAAGACGAGATGGATTTAATAACTACCCTATCTCGTCTTTTTTGATTGGAGGAATTTACTTGATTAAAGAAACTGAGAAAATCAGCGTTCTTAATTATAATGAAAATAGAGTGTCAGTTATTGTTGCTCCTGATAAGAGTTATAGTTTTGACCCATCGGTTGATGGTGTTATTCCTTGTGTTATACCAATGACATTAGATGAAATTAGGTACGCAAATAATACAGGTGCTTTCAAAAACGGAATGTTGTTCTTTGATCCAAACCGTGAGGAAGATGTTTATGAAAGTCTAAACATCGTTAATTGGAAAGACATACTCAAAAATAAAGACATTGAAAATATAATTATTAATCCCACTTATGACGGACTTACAAAACTTATATCAATTAAAGATAGTGCTATGTTTGAGCGAATAAGAACAGTTTATCAGAAAATCAAGAATGAAGGTACTAATGACATATCTGTGCGTGTTGAGCAGATTATTAAGACACGGTATAAGGAGCTTCTGAATCGGCAGGTTAATACCTCAATCGTTCTTACTAAAAAGGATGTCCCAGAAAAAGTATCTTCTGATGAGGTTGATATGCTAAAGGAGCAGAATCGCAGTATGCATGAGCAACTTGAAAAAATGCAAAAAATGATGGAGCAGATGATGACTAATCAGAAAACAGAGCTTCCCATCACAGAAGAAGCCAAAAAGATGCCAGGACGCCCAAAAAAGACTCAGTAGAAAGCTGGTAATTAGATGACAGAGATAACACTATTTGAGTACCTATTTGAACGATTTTATAGACGTATTGAAAAGGATGAGGAGTTCTTTAATTACTATAATGTAGATATATCGGAAGCTATTCAATTGGCACACGATAGGGCGAAGGGGTGTTTAATTGATGCATTAGATATACTGTCATCTATCAGTAATCTACAGGTCGATTTTTCTGATTATGATGCAGGTTCTGAGGAATTGAATTTTAAAACAACTCCGGCAGAAATTAAGTTGATTGTAGATTTGATGTTTCAGGTGTATATGGAACGCGATTTACCACTACTTCATGCATTTAAAATAAATTTTACACCAAGCGACTTATCTGTATTTTCTCCTGCCAATGAACGAAATTCGTATGAGGCATTTATCTCCAGGTTAGATAATAACAATAAAATCGCTCTCGATGATTATAAAAGCAGAGATAGATATACCGGCAAGCTCAAGAAAACTATCAATTATTCTGCTTTTTCGGATATTTAATATGGATATAAACTATTTTATGAAAATCCAAAATGCTTATGGCACAAAAAGCAAACGCGAAATGGAGCTTGCCAAAGTGAATCGTGAAATGTCAAAGCATTTTAAGGATACATACGATACTGAGACTGTATTGATAAATGGTGTCTCCAGAGATTTGATGATAATCAAGGATACTGATGGGAATACGTTCAAAAAGAAAATCAAATCTCGGCATGGTGAAAAATTCAATCTTGGAGACTATGTTATTTGGAATAATCAATACTGGCTTATTACCCTATTGGATCCTGATGAAAAAACCTGGAACAGAGGATATATGTATCTTTGTACAGTGCCATTAAGATGGCAAAACACCGATGGTCAAATAATTGAACGCTGGGGATATTCAGAAGATTTTACAAAATACTCAAGTGGTGTTATTGGAAACAGTACATTACAGGTGGGGGACAATCAGTATGGTCTTACTCTTCCAATTGATTCAGAAACGAAAAAGCTAAAACGAGATTTGCGTTTTGCTATAGATTTAGACGATGCGGAAGAACCCGACATCTATAAGCTTTCAAATCGCAAGGCCAATTTAAATAATAACATGTATTTTAACCGCGGTAGCACTATGGTACTTACATTATCATATGATGCGTTTAATAAAACAAAAGACAAACATGTATTACGAGAAGATGGCTCACAGATATGGATTTGTGACTACCACTCTCCTTCCCCATCGCCAGAACCATCAGTTCCGGATGAAACGACAGATTTATCGGCTGTGATTACAGGAGGTAATACGCTGCGGTGTGGCAGAGCTAAGACATGGATTGTGGCATTTCTGGACCAGAATGGTAATGAGATTATGGATCAGAACTTTCAGTGGAAAGTTGATAGTGAATACGCTATAAAACAAGTGATAGATGGTCAAAAAATACAGTTAAAGGTGGATGATGAACAGTTAATTGACTGTTCTTTTTTATTGTCTGTTATTACTGATAAAAATGTTGTTGCAAAAGTTGAAATTACAATTATTGACGGACTATAAGGAGGTACAAATGCCAGGAACAGTATTAAAAGATATTGGATTAGTAAAAAATCGTATTTTACCTCTTTTATTGAATTCAGATGATATTATGGAGATTTTACTTGGTAAAGGATATACGCAGGAACAAGTTTGGGGTGCTGATGACAACGATGATGATTATGGGATAGTCTATAAACAAGTTTTTCCACATCTCTATATCGATGATACTCAAACAGAGGTACTTTCATATTTATGTTTCGAGGTAGACGTACCCAGGATACCGACTGGAACAATAAAAGATATGAAGATAATTATATGGGCTTATTGTAATAAAAGTAATATGCGATATTCTAAGAAAGGTTATCTCGGCACTAAAGCCGATATCTTAGCTGATGCAGTTGAAAGAGCACTATCTGATTCACAAAAATTTGGAATAGGAAAACTTCATTTGGACTCTGCTACATATTTAAGTTCATCTAATAAGCAGTTTTATGGCAGACAGTTAATTTTTACTGTTTCTGATTTCAAATTAAAGTAGGTGATATTAATAAGTTTATATACAAATTTTGATTATTTGTGTAATGAGCCTTTTTTCATTGACGGAGTAGGTACTGTCAAGTGTCCTACTTTAAGAGACATACGTACCATTACATTTAAAGTATTCGCTTTATTTCAAAATATGATAGACATGACACTCGAATCATATTTAGAATCCTTTAAATCCGTTGAGACGTTTGATAGGTTATGCGAGAAATCAAAAGAGAATATTTCCTTATTCAGAATACTTCTTTATGATAACACTAGTATTCTTTTCTCAATGATAAAGTTTTTTATACTGGATGAAATTGAATTCAATCAGGACACAAACTGTATAGATGTCTTCAACTATTATCAAGTAAAAAATGAATCTGGTGTGTCTAATCAAAAACGAATCATTGGACATATTGGAGAGGATAATTTCGATATATTCCGTGGCGAATTGAGATGTCTATTGGGTATGAATTCCTCTGAGGAAGAAATACCCAAATTTGCAAAAGGGGCAGAAAAACTTGCACAAACAATGTATAATCGTTTTCGAGAAAATGCTTTAACAAGTAAAAAAAAGAATATGGATAGGAATTATACTCTCGATAATATGATACGTAAATACTGCACTCATAATAAAGTCGGAATCAATATTCTCAATGTTTGGGATATGACATACTACCAGTTTATGTCCATGTTCAATGAATATATAAACGGGCGTCAATACGATTTTAACGATATGATGGCTGCTAATACCTTTTCGTACAAAAAGTCTTCAGATTATAACCCTATGGAATATATAAAAAAAATTAATATGTAACTATAGACCAACCACTGTATAAACAGTGGATTTTTTATTATATGGAGGAATTTTAATGACAGATATTAATATGGCGAATAGACAATGCTGCGACCTGGATATTAGAGATTATAAGACCAAGCAGCCTTGGATGTATGCCGATTTCTGTAACACTACTACTATGGGATTTTCAAGTGATGCGGTATACGCAAATAAAAAGGGTGGAAAATGTATTAAATTTGATAATCCACTTGATGGCACTATTTCTATGACATTTCAAGTCCATCCGTTTAGGGTATATGCGATGCTAAGTGATGGAGAAATCGAAACCAAAGCAATTCTGACACGAAAGGAATCAATTAAAGCTACTGAGGCAGGGAAAATAACACTTCCTAACGCTCCGATTGTTGGCACTGTATTTGTTTACGCTGAAGGTGATTTTGGTGGTAAATCTATTGAAGGTACATTAGCCGATAAAGTATTTACTGCTAAAACCAGTTCCGAGATTGCTCAAAATAAATTGTATATTGTCGGATATTTAGAGGAAAAGACTTCTGGTGTTCAGAAGGTATCCTTCAATAATAAGAAGATTCCAAAGGACTTCTTTATTCAGATGTCCACCTTAGATAAGAATGAAAACGGAGAACTGGTTCCAATGAGAATTACTGCTTATAAAGCAAGTCCTCAGAAAAAGCTTGACTTATCCATGTCATCCAGTGGCGATCCCGCAGAAATTACGATTACTTGTGATGCCTTGGTGGATGAGAACGGTAATGTTCTTGATATGATTGAACTTACTGACGAAACTGAATAAATTTATACAAGAGGGCTGCGATATGCCCTCTTTTTACGAGGTATATATGATAAAAGAATGTAACGTAATCTCTCGAAATGATATAGTTTCTGTCGTGTTATTTGATGATAAAGAAATTCAGGTTCCAACCAATAAATTGATAAATCATCATGCATATATCCAGTCTTATAAAGGAAACTATACAGTCGTTTCAAAAGAAGAATTTGACAAAGAAAAAGTAAAAGAGTCTATTAAGAATCACATACCAAAGAAAAATAATGAAAATTTAGTGATGGATAATGAGGAATAGGGATATAACCACTTGTAATCCATCACAAGTACGTTATGTCCCTATTTTTTACTATATAGAAATAACATATACTTTTGTAAAGACTGAAGCTGGAATCACAACATGGAAGTATCACAAAAATTATAGACTATGTGATACTTTGAAAAATTCAATGAGATTGTTTATGGTTGCCCAAGATGATGGACGTAAAAGTAGATGACGTAACTGTGAGTACATGACACTCAGCATATGTACAATAGACAGTCAAGTCTCATGCTTGCCATAATTAAAGAAAGGAAATATAAATGGACGAAATCATTAGAACACTGCCAATATTGGTAGTTGCAATCCTCATGAATATTGGGGCCGGATTGTATTACAATATTGGAACCAAAAGTTTATCATTTGACACAAAAAAACTGATAAACGGAATTGCAAAAGCACTTATTATTTGTGGTATGTTTGTTGGAACTGCTTATTGCTTCGATTCAACTGACTTATCTTCTATCGGAGTAACACCACAGTTTATTATGAACTCAGCAATTGTAATTTACGTAAGTAAATCAGTTATCTCATTGGGTAAAATTCTTGGTGTAGATATAGAACACAAAAAGGAGTAATTTATGACAACATCAAAACAACGGAGGCAGAAAGTGGTTGACAATTATGCTTCTATAATTGGACGCAATATTTATAATCAAAATCTACGTGATTACTGTTTCAAAAAGTATAAAGACGGAAAATATTATTCTGATTGCAGTTCCTCTATTTCATATTCATACAAAGAAGCTGGTGACAATTTTGGTATTCTGAATACTGCCGGCATGTATGATTCTAACAAGCTTACGTTCGTAGATGCAATTATAAGAAATGGTATTATACAGAATCCAGAAATTCTGCGACCTGGTGATATGCTGCTATTTGCAGGTTCCGACTCATCCAGACCAAAGAAAATCGGACATGTAGAGATGGTCCATCATAAAGATTCTAATGGAAACTGGATTATTAGTGGTCATGGCAGCGGTGTACCATCCTATAAGAATATGGATGCTTATTGTAAAACTAGATATAGTTCCTGGGCTTCTGGCGGTTGGCGTAAGGGCCTCGTATGTGTAAAAAGATTTATACAGGATGACGATAGTGAGAATAAATCCGGTTGGTATAAAGAAGATGGTGGTTGGAGATTTTATCTTGGAGACACTGGGAACTATGTAAAAGATGACTGGTATAAGGACTCTACAGGCCGTTGGAGTTGGTTTAACGCAGCTGGTCATGCCATTTCAAATACATGGTATGAATACGAAGGAAATTGGTTCTGGTTTGGACCAGACTGCTATATGTACTCCAGTCAATGGATTGCGTATAAAGGCAATCAGTACTATCTTTCTTCTGACGGTTCAATGGCAAAATCTGCTTACATAAAATCCAAAGATATTAATTCCAATAAATACTATTTTGTCAATAAAGATGGAATTTATGAACCGCAGTGGGATACCTCTACTCCAGATCTGTTGAAATATGATTTGGCTGAGTAATACAATGAGAGGAGGTTAAACTTGAATAATGTCAGAATTAAAAGAATTACTATCGTATGATTGGACTAGTATTGTCATTTTCCTTGGGTTGATAATCATTAGTTTTGATAAATTTGCCGGAATCTTTTGTAAATGGTTCCCGAATACAAAACTTGAAACAAGGTCAATGAAAGAAAAACGAGAAATGGCAGCGAGTATAGAGCGTCAACAACAGCAAATTGACTTATTATCTTCTTATGAATCAGATACACATAACGATGTTAAAGAGATAAAGCTTATGCTCAAAGATCATATCGTTATGGATAATGATCGTACTATTTCTTCATTTAGATCTACTTTGTATCGGTTACATATGGAATTTACAAAACAAGGCTATGTCACAAGGGAAGGTTTAAAGACCTTTAAAGAACTTGGAAAATGTTATGTTGCCGCTGGTGGCGATGATATATACCATGACAAGTTAGAACCTGAAGTTCTAGCATTACCTATAAAATATGATGATTTAGTTTCTTAGTTTTAATAATGAAAGAGCGGTTTCTTGCGTAGCCGCCCTTAAATATATTAACACGTTCTGATAGTATAATCACTACTACCAAGATGATAATAGTCCCACCAACTTTCATCAGATATTAGGCGTACTTGATGATTGCTACTAAAACAATTAGTAGAACCATAAATACAGAATTTATTCTGAACTCCATTTAACCTCACCCCAATACTTTTTTGATATCTATATAAAAGGTATACCAAAACCGCATTCTAGTGAGGACTATGGGCTGACGCCTGCCATTTCTGGCGACCGTACTGACTACTCGTTGGCCCTCCTACAACTATCTTTTGGATAGTCATTCCACCACAGGATTATTATAACATACTTGGGAGATTATACAATTCAGAACATTTGTTTAAAAGATTTACTGGAGAAGCACATTTTTTAGAACCTTGATTATGGTTGAGGTTTTTTTGTGTTTCTCAGAAATCAAAAAGAGAATATCTGTATGAGAGACAATGGTTTGATACAGGTATTTTTAAATATCTGTGAGACAGGAAGTCATTGAGCCTGTTTCTTGAGTGGTGAATAGACGGAGTAATTACCCGTCGAAGTGGGATACCTCTGACCACGTTTACCACTCTTTTATTAACTGATTCAGGGGATTATAGAAAGTTGAGGTACAAAGTATGAATGAATTAAAAAATAATGGAACACAAATATTTATGGGGATTGAGATACCTATTATCGAAGGCGGTTTTGGTGAAAATCAGAAAGTGATATTAGCAAAAACCATTTCCCAAATTCATGGGCAACCACTAAAGAAAATCAACCAGCTAATAAATGAAAATATAGATGAATTTGAATTTGGGGTTGATATTTTAGATTTAAAAAGTGGGTACTTAGAAAGTACCGAGTTTTTATTGAATTTCATGAACAGACAGTCTATTTCTAATTCAACTAATATATATTTACTGTCTGAGCAAGGCTACATGTTACTTGTTGGTTTTATGAAAACAGAACAGTCAAAAAAAATCCGTAAGAAACTACGGAGAGAATATTTTGCAATGCGTGAAGTAATAAACTCTGATGTAAACAAAAAGGCACATCTCTTATTAATGATATATAATGGTGGTCAAGATGGTATTCTTGCGTCAAAAGAGTTAACACAATTAGAAGTTCAAGAAGCCACTGCTCCGCTCATTGCTGAGAATAACGAACTTAAACCTAAAGCAGAATTTCACGATGCAGTACATACTTCTATAAATTCTATATCTATTGGTAAATTCTCTGGTGTGTTACAAAAGAATCCACTTTTCAGAAAGTTTGGTAGGAACAAACTTTTTCAGTGGTTAAGAGATAATGACTATTTGTGTATCTGTGGTGATTTAAGGAACAAACCAACACAAAGAGCTTTATCTGGAGGCTATATGGATTATGACGAATATGTAACTGATAATGGTTATGGCAAAACCATAACTACATATAAACCTTTAATTACTGGTAAAGGACAGATATATTTTACAGAAAAGCTAATAAAAGAATTTGGTGAAGTACATGAGTAACCCAGGGAAGCGATTTGAAGAAGATTTTAAATCCAGCATAGATAATAATGAGAATTGGGTCTATCGCTTAAGAGATAATGCTGCATCTTTTAGTGGTGGTACTAACACACGCTTCGCCAGTACAAATATTTGTGACTTTCTTATATTCAATAATAAGTACAGGACATTGTATCTTGCGGAACTGAAATCAACTAAAGGCTCTAGTATTCCCTACACAATGATTAAAGATAACCAAATAACAGGATTATCAGAAGCAGGTAAACACAATGTTATACCTTGCTTCTTTTTTAATTTCAGAGAAAAGAATAATGCAACATATTTTATGATAATTGATGATTTTATCAATATGAAATGTGCACTTGATAAAAAGTCTTTTAATACACAGGATTTAGAGAAATATGGAGCCATTTCGGTTTCATGCAATATTAAGCGCACACGTTACAGATATGATATTGAAACATTAATCAAACAAATACACATTTAGGAGAATTTTATGATTACACTTATTAAAATGAAGCTCAAGGAATGGAAAATTAAATTAGCATTATACACTGTTATTGAAAAACTCATCACAGAACAGAAAGATATCACAGCTCTCCTCTCCGACCTTTACGCGGCCTTGAAGGACGTTCCATTTAATGAATTGAAAGACGAATTTATTATGAAGCTGGCAGATATTATTCATGACCAGGCTGAAGCTGAACGCAACGCAAATATCTCAATAAAAGAGGATTAGAATATGAACAAAAGAAAATGGACATATATTCTTGCTAAATTGCTTACACTCTTCTTGGTTGGGTATTGTGCATATATTGCTATTGAGGTTACATATAAAAACATAAGCTATCCTCTTATGGGAGCGGTCGGCGGTATCTCCTTCTTGCTTTTTGACCAGATTAATAACATAATCTCCTGGAATCTCGATTTAATCCTGCAAGGATGTATCGGGTCAGCCATCGTGACTGGTTTTGAGCTTATCATTGGTGAGGGGCTGAAAATTCTTAATCAGACACCGATGTGGGACTACTCCAACATGCCTCTTAATTATGATGGAGTAATATGCTTGCCGTTTTCAATAGTATGGATTTTCATTACGATACTTGGAATACTTGTAGCCGATGCATATAATTATTATCTATTTCACGAAGAACCACGACCGTATTATTGGATTATAGGTCATTACTTTGTCATGCCCAAAAGGTGTTGTGATGGCGAGTAAAGTGTTTAGAACACCTGTAGAACTGAAGAATTATATGCAGATATTATGTGATAAAGCTGTAGAGAATGCTTGTAATAGGCTCCTGGGAGCGTTACAACAGATAATAGATGATGAATTTTATGACACGTTCACGCCCTCATTCTATATTAGATCGTACCAATTCTGGAAATCGGCTACGACAAAAATGCTCAATCAAAATTTAGGCTCTGTATATATGGATGAAACAGCTATGAACTACAACAGCTTTTGGACAGGTGAGAAGCAGTTACTTGCTGCATCAATTGGATCGCATGGTGGATGGGTAACAGATGAGACAAAAGAGCATAGATTTTGGGAAGTGTTTCAAAAATATTGCCAGGAAAATGCAATAAAGATATTAAAAGAGGAATTAAGAAAAGTTGGACTATCCATAAAATAAACATCTAAAATTTCTTGCTATATTTTTATATATAGACTATACTGAAATAGAAAATACTAACGATAATTTTTATGGAGGTATAAATTATGAGGTCGGAATCAAAACGTCGTGGTCTTCCTACTTTGGCGGAAGAAGTTAAGAACGGTAAATACAATTTTAAACATCCGCTTCAGCGTCCTTCTGGACAGTGGAATGCATTACAGAAGGCAGAATTGATTGATAGCGTGTTGCGTGAATACCTAATTGACCCTGTTACGATTGTAGTTAGTGTGGTAGATGAAACAACTGGCGATATTATTAAATTAAATAATGCTGTTATTGACGGTGTTCAGCGTATAACCAATTTTGCCGATTTTATAAATGGCGAGTATCGTTTATCAAAGAAGTTAGATGATGTTCCCTTTACTATCGAAGGAAAAACATTCTATCCATCAGAATCATTATGGGGAAAGAAGTTTGAAGAACTAGACGAGGAAATAAAGAGCAAACTTAGTTATTATGAATTGCCAATAGACTTCTATTATGAAGCCACGAATAAAGAAATTACTGAATTATTCAGACGTAAGAATTCTGGCAGACCTCTCACTAATGCACAGAAAAATTCTGTGAATATTAGTAATGAATTATATGGACAGATTTTAAGCATATTAAACGCTGATGGATTTACTTATGAAGTTGAAAAGAAAAATCGTGCTGGCGAAATCATCGTGAAAGATGGTAAGCCAGTTATGAAAGAAAAGAAAATGCCAAACCTCTGGGAAAGAATTTTCAGTGTCGGTATTTTTAAGAATAGTGAGGACCGCAATCTTATTCTCGAAGTCATGATGTTAACTTCAGGTTATAGCAAGGAGCATGAATTTGGATTTAGAAATGAGGATATCCAGGCGTTTATAAGCTGGTTTAATGAACAAGAAAACAATCAGGGAGTCATTGAACTGATTATCAACGCTGCTGATTCTATTAATCATAGAATTACAGAAAAGATTCCAAATTTGAAGAAGACCTCTATCCCGATGTTTGTTGCTGGTATGTGCAAGGTGATTAAGTACAAGGGTGGAAAAGATAAATACATGGTACTCGCAAAGGAATTCTTCAATAGCTATGAACAGAATGACGAGTACAGGAATCTCTGCGGTTCCGGATCTGCTGCTAAAGAGAATGTACAGGCCCGTTGGGAAGTATTCAAGAATATGGCTAAGAAATGCTAATAAATCAAGGATGGTTGAGTTAACTGCTCTTCCATCCTTTTCTATGTAGAGAAATAGCACCGTATTTCTACGATGCTACCTCTCATCACTCTCTACTCACTCTCTCCTACTCCCAAATGGTAAAAAACAACTAATCTTCTTGTGTTTTGTCTCTATCAAAAAAGGTTCCTGATATATCAAATCCTTTAAATAAGCCAAAATGCATATGGAATTCTTTTGTGTCCTTGAGCAGAACAAGACTTCCTAAATAACAAACAGCACCCAGCATAAGGATAGAGCCAATTAATGCTAGTACTATCTCCATATCTCACCTCCCTTCTGTACTGTGACATACAAGAAAGGGAAGATATTGATTTGGAGAATCCAAAGATGTGTTTAAAAACACTAGAAATACCATTTGACCTTTCTGGTACTATGTACCGTTTTGTAGGATTCGTATAAAAATACTCCCACAGGCAAATGCCAAGCACATAGCCGTGCAATGGATTGTAATGTGGTTGTACAATCGCATATGTACTCATTTATATTTTACCAAAATCATCCCAAATAATAAACTCTAAACATATGTTTGTAATTAATCATGAAAGGAAAATTTATATGACAAAACAACAAGAAAAGGAATTCGAGAAATTATTTACGGAAAAGCTTAAGGAACAGCGATTCCAAGGACTTAAGGCCGGAGCAACAGGAATCCTCGGCGCAGTTCTCAATATGTGTAATGAAGGTAAGTCTGTAGAGGATATTAAAAAGTTTTGCGAAACCTCTCTTGGAATGCCTGGGATGAAGTAAGCAGAAATCCATGAGTATTAACTCTTGTACACAAAAAGGATGTGCTTACTCAAGGTACACCCTTTCTGTCTACCACTACTTACTATCCGCATCACCCCATATTCCAAGATATTTCATTAAGTAATTAACGTGATTACTCCAGCAGAAATTATTGTACTGCAATTTTGATAAACAGAAAAATCTGTAGCTGATGCAAACTGTGAACTTTTCATAGAAAGGAAATGAAAATGGATAAATTTCTCGATTGGATGTATAAATATGGATGGGTAGTACAAACAGTCATTGCTACACTTACTCTTATTTCTGCCATCATAACAACTATTAATTTATTTGAGATGTCAGATTATCTATTAATTCTTTTAAGTGAGTTGAATACAACGTATTAAGTATATTCCATAATAATGATAATGAGGAAATAATTACAGGTATTAGCCACTTGATTAAATCTCTTCTTTTTTGAGATTCCTTATTCTTTTTATCCATAAAATAAGATAATGTATTTCCATTGGGAATAACCTCAATATAAGTTTTTAAAGTATTGTGATGTCCTGTTAAATATTTAATCTCAAAATATCCGAGAGTTTCTATATCTCTCAGTTTAGTAATAAAATCGGATTCAGAATAATCAAGATTATAATTCTTTCTGCTTACTGTTATTCGGTTATTGGTGTCTCGTGGCAATGATAGTAGGAATGTCAAAATTTTTTCTTGTTCTTTTGTGAGCATATGTTTTTACCTCATTTATTTTAATAAAGAAATTATATCACCATCCATCAAAAAAACAAAACACAAATTACAGAGTGTCAGTGTCAAAACTGATATTTCTTTTCTTAGCACTCTCCTTTCGTGAGGGTGTTTTTTTATTGCAGTAAATTACGGAAGGAGTCATGAATGAACGATAGTTTCAAAATATTTCTTCAAGCTATTATTGACGATAGTAGTTTAACCAAAGTTCAAAAAGACTTAGCAAAAAAGAGATTAGAAATCCAAGCTGATATTGATTTTTCAGATTTTGCAAAGAATAAGGCTGATATCGAAAAACAGTTTCGAGCGCTATCAGGAATCATTAAAGATATACTTGGAGATGCTGTTTCTGATAAACAAGCTGTTCAATGGGCCAAGCAGTATTATAAAGAAATTGAGTCCGGAGCCAAACAGGCTGTTAAAGAACAGGAAAAGCTAGTAAATGCTATGGCGAAAGGACGTGAGTCTTCAGAACAAGCACGTCAGGCAGAAGAAAAGCGCCATCAACTTGCCCAGGATAAAGCTGTAAATAAGGCGCTTGAGGAAGAATATAACCTACGCCAAAGAATTGCAAATAAGTCAAAAGAAATTCAGCTCGGAATCGATACAGAGAAATATTCAACCCAGATTGTCTCAATCCAGCAACAGTTAAGTAAATTTGGAATTGAAAGTGGAGAATCATTCTTACAAGCAAGTGCCGCATTGAAACAATTAGAGGCTGCTTATAATGATATGAAATTCTCTAGTGGTGATAAACGATTAGATTATGAAAAAGAATACCAGAAACTTCTTGAGAAAACAAAAAATCTCATAACACAAATTAAAAGCCAAAAGTCAAATGAGATAATTTCTAACGGAGACAATCGTCGTATATCCCTTATAAACGAATTAAACAATTATCTTCAAAAGAATACTGCCATGACTAAACAGTCTAAGCAGCAAATCATTGAATGGATTAATACACTTAATTCTGCTGATGATATGACAAGGGGTACTTTTGATAATCTCAGGGCGCAATTTAAAGGTCTGGATGCTGAACTGCGCGCAATGAATAAATTGGGATTATCCTGGACCGATAAATTCAAACAAGCTATTGAGAAGTTTGGTGGCTGGGCACTGGCCACTGGATCGGTTATGGAACTTTGGCATTGGCTTAGACAGATGCCACAAGTGGTACGAGAATTGGATACAGAATTGGTTGATTTAAGAAAAACAACCACTGCAACTTCTAGTGAACTGAAACAGTTCTATAGCGAATCTAATACTACTGCTAAACAACTTGGTGTTACAACAAAAGAAATAATTAGTCAAGCAAGTGAATGGTCAAGACTCGGTTATGCCATTAAAGATGCTCAAACTATGTCTAAAAATTCTGCCATTTTAGAGGCTATATCTCCAGATCTAAGTATTCAAAAGGCAACCGATGGATTAGTCAGTACACTTAAGGCATTCCGCTTGGAAGCAGATGATTCATTGGATGGTATTATTTCTAAAATAAATATCATTGGTAATACACAGGCAGTTTCTAATGGAGATATTGTAGATATTTTAACCAGATCATCTTCTGCTATGGCCGCCGCAAATAATACATTAGAACAGACAATTGCGCTAGGTACGGCAGCGACAGAAATCACAAGAAATGCGGACGCTGTAGGGACGGCTTTAAAGACTATTTCCATGAGGATTCGAGGTTATGACGAAGAGACGGAAGAATATATAGGAAATATTGAGCAATTATCGGGTGAAATAGCAAGCTTGACCAAATCTGCCTCTACACCTGGCGGCATCAGTTTATTTACTGATGATTCCAAAGACACATATAAGTCTACGTATCAAATTTTAGACGATATTAGCAAAATTTGGAATGAATTGACTGACAAAAATCAGGCTCAACTTCTTGAAGTTTTGGCAGGAAAACGGCAGGGGCAAATTGTATCTGCTATGATATCTAACTTTGATACTGCGAAAACTTCGCTGGATTCCATGACAAACTCTGCTGGCAATGCTATGCAGGAAATGGAAGTAATTTATGATTCACTGGATTATAAATTAAATCGCTTGTCTGAAACTGGTACTGGTATTGCTCAGAATTTATTTGACAGAGATGTCATGAAAAATACTGTTGATGGATTTACCACAATCGCTGAAGTTATCGATTTTGCCACTGAAAAGTTAGGTCTATTAGGTACATTATCCGTGGGCGCGAGCGGAATATTTGGCGCAAAGGGATTAGGGTTAACGTAAGTTACTCGTCATAGTTTACAAGCCCCCTACTACAAAATAGTGGGTGTTCTACGATTTGGTCGTTCATCGAGTAGACTAATCCTTGGATTTAAATCCTAAATAAGTCGAATATCGGGGGAAGCCGTAAGCCTATCAATTAGGTACTGATAACGCTGCAATAAAAGCTCCATGTGGGTGCGTTACAGCTAAGTACAATTGTACAAAAATGGTGGTCCCGACGCGGTATATGTTTTACGTGTAGAATGTATATATCCATAATATATCGCGCGAGAGGCTGACAAGACATGGCCTGGTTTGATACCAGACTGTAATATACATGATCCGTAACCGTGGCGAAAGGCTGCGTGAAGCGAACAGGGGAGCGAACAGTAGTTGCTACTGCCCTGCTTAGTACAAATTATACACATCTATTTCTGGCTTGGAAACGGGAATGGAATTTAGTTATTCATTGGTTAACCATAAGCCTAACATATATGCTTCTGCCTTGGCTTTGTTAACCGGAGTTAATTTATTATATATAAAGAGAATGTCGTCCTGTGTTTTTATGTTTTCATCTTCGGCATAAAATTTTGACATGGTGATAAAAATATTGTAGATATTGTTTGGTGATGCATTCATTTCGCGGGCAAGACGATAGAGACTCCAACCACGTTCATGGCAAAGCTGTTTGATACGTTTCAATTCATAATTCATTACAAATTCCTTTATATATATTGTATCTGCTCTTCTATTTTGATAAAATTAATCTACACCCCTAACTTGACAAAATCATATAATAATAAATGAGGTGGTTATATGAATAAATATTTTAAAGTTGCAATGTTTTACACATCTTTTATACCACTGTGGATTACCATCTTGTTTATTGATGTATTAAGCCTCATAAGAGATGGTTCTAATCCATATACAGAAATAATAGAAATAGTACTCATTTTATTAGGCCTTATCTTTTCCATACTAATTATTGCTAAGATGATTACTAACGTATCCCATGAACATGGAGTTAGGTATAAAATCATAGACGCACAGCAAGAAACAGGAATAACATCTGAATTTTTACTTTCATATATACTTCCGCTTTTTGCTTTCGATTTCACTCAATGGGACGGAGCAATTATGTTCTTGGTATACTATGGCATTTTAATGTTTCTATGTGTAAGAAATAATAATGTTTATGCAAATCTTATTTTTGAATTTAAGAGCTATAAGTTCTATAACTGTGAACTTCAATGGATTGCGGAGCCAGACGTTCCCACCACGCAGTCAATGATTATCAGTCAAAGCAATTTATGCGCCAATAAAGGAAATACTGTAGAGATTATTTGCTTAGATAAACCATTCTATCTCACGAAGTCTTAAGAGGCATGGACATAGGTACTTCACATAAGCTGTCTTCTGTCAGTTCTCGCTTTGCCTTACCACATATGCCAAGAGTAAAATTCTTGGCATTTTGGGGATTCGATAAATCAAACTTTTTATTCTTTTTATCATATGGTATTCCAAATATCTTTGCAAACTTTTCTCTGCTTGTTGGCTTTTTTAGATAGTTAACAACCTGAGATGAATAAGATATAAATTTTTTTGGTGTCTGTCCTTTATTTGCATAGGAAACGTATTCATCAAAATCTTCAATCATATCCATCGTTTCCAACTCATTTAAATGTTTTTGGCAGATTTTTTTATGAGAGTATTCAAGGTTAAACACCGATTCACAATTCGAGTTTATCATATATATCGCATTACTATAAATAATAGCATCGAAACAACTTCCGAATTGAACCATCGGTTCAGTTACTTCAGCTAGTGTATTTAATCTTGACACAAAAACTGAACGTTTTGACTTTTTTAGATTAACAATTGGATTACGTTTAGTTAGCAAATATAAGTTACTATCCTCTCCATCATCATTTTTGTATATTCCAACAAAAATGTACGCTCCTGCCTTAATCTCATCTATCTTTTTGGAATCATCATGGTCCTGTATATGCCGTAATAATGCTGCCCACTGAGTGTTTATAAGTTCATCACTCATATCAATTTTGTCAATAACTCCTTTTGAATTAAAACCTGTATATTTGATTACCTTTTCATCAAAGGCTTCAATATTTTTTTCAAAAGTAGTTTTTTGACGAGATACAACTGTATTTATAAGATTAACTGGTTCAAAATATAATGGATAACATGTATACTCATTCGGATGTGTCTTATGGTTATAATGGATTAGGAACAGAGACCATTTTGTAATTTTGTCTATTTGATTCAAACCCTCTTTTAAAATAGCATATGACATTGTAAACCTCCAAATATACCTACAGATTGATTCATATTAAATGCGCTATACCCCCTCCCTTATTCTACCATAATCCGACAAAATCTGGTAGCACTATTTTAAATACCATACAAGTAAAGTTATATTTTGTTATCTAATAGAAAAGAGACTATTTCTAGTCTCTTTAAAAATCACTCTTGCAGTGATTACAATGCCATTGCTTACTTGCTTTTCCAACAGCAAATACACAACGACTAAAATATGTAGCAAAGGAATAAAATTATGGATAAAGAAAAAGAAATTAAAAAAGAAGACTTAATCAATCAGTTTGAGTTGTTGAAAAAGTCTTCCGATGAAGTATATAAAAATCGAGAATTTGATTCATTGTCAAAATTGAGTATGGCAATGATTGAGTTATACAAGACTATTATGGCGTATTAACCGCTTATTTGCCAGAGATATAATGGTATTACTCTTAAAAATAGTGTGACTAGTGTTTAGGAGTAAGTGTGTTATCAAAAGTGTGACTTGTGGATAACATACAAGACCACCAATATTGCGGGGCTTAGTGTGACTAATGCTCCGCTTTCCATATTTTATAATTATTTAAAGACACCAATTAAGGTGTCTTTTAACGTTACCATTTCGCTCCACAGTTTTTACATTTAAATTGACTTCTAGCTGTTTTGATAAACAATAGCTTTTGGTGCACTTTTGTTCACCTTGCTATATTATTACGCATTTTTTTGTTTAACTTGATGGTGTTCATTTTCCAAGAATTGTGTATAATATAAGTAAGGAATCTTATTTGATTCTGTTTCGAGACATGGTTCAGGAGTGTCTGGCTAAAAATAACCTGAAAATATTGCGAGGGGTTTATTGCTGTCACCTGGCTAATAAAAAAGCAAAAAATTATGTAGGAAGCAGAAATGCTTCCTATTTTACTAGGAGATAAAATGGGAACTGCTATATATTGTTACATAGTTAATCAATTTTATTTAGATTATCCTCACCTTAAGAATATACTGGATGAATTTGATGAATCTAAACATAATGTAAGAACCCATTTGTGCCTAAATCTAAAATATAACAATTGTAACGTATTAGTACCGCTAAGGAAGAAACTAGGTGAACCTGTAAGAGTATTCGGAAGAATAGGGTTTTCGGTTCCAAGTCAATCCAAGCCAAATGCTGGTTTAGATTATAGATATACAATGATAATAAATAATCCAAAATATTTTAGATATGATATTCCACGAATAACGAACAAACAACAATTGATTATAAATGAAAATTATAATATAATTCAGAAACAAGTTATCGAGTATATTGATTCATATGTTAAAGTAGCAAATAAAGACAGAGTAGATAAAACCGCACGATTTCGAGTTTCTAGTTTAATAAATTTCAATTCTGAACTTAACGTAAGGCTAAAGACACCTTAACTGGTGTCTTTTTATGATTAATTTAAAATCACTTTTACAATTATTGCAATGCCATTGTTTACCAACTTTGCCCATAGCAAATACACCATATCGTAGTACCACCTACTTTATTGGATTATTTTTACCACCACACCAATAATCTGATACTCATCGTTTGAGTAAGCTCTTCTATCATCTTCAATGCATTCTTCATTGTCGGATGAAAACCAAATACAATCCTCTCTGGGTTTATACCGTTTACAGAGTATATCGCCTTTAAAATTTGCTATTACAATTTCATTATCAAGATTGAATTCGTTGAATTTTGGATTAACCAGTACAAGTGCACCGTTTTGAATACCAGGTGACATACTTTCACCATTTATCCTGACTCCATATACTGCTTCAGATGGAATATCGTCTGATACAATATCCTCCATTTGGTACTCGCCGTCTCTACCGAGTATACCTGCGCCGGCTGCGGCCTCTTGGTCATAAACAGGAAAACGATAAATACTTTTACTATTTATTTGATTATCCGAAGTGTCTACAAAACCAAAAATAAAATCAACAATCCTTCTATTAGACATAGAAAGATTATTGTAGGCATCTAAAATACGCTGATCTTCTTTTGATAAGGAATCAGCAATATATTTTAGCTCGTCTTTCATAAAATAGTGTGCATCTACCTTTAGCTTATTACATATTTCGATAAAATCATTGTAAGTGGGCCTATTTTCCCTATTTTCGTAGGCAGATATGGTTTTTACACTGACATTTATAATTTGAGCCAATTCCTTTTGAGTAAGATTGTTCTTTTTTCGATATTCTTTTAGTCGGCTTCCAAAATCCATCATAATCTCCTGTCCGTATGGAATACTATTATTATAAGCTAATTAGAGAATAAAGTCTATAAATAATATCCTTTATGTTGACATTCTATATTTAGTAGATTATAATAGTAAAAGTATATAATTTATAGACTTTATTTTACATGGTAGGGGCATATTTAAATTGATTTACTTGGTATAATCTGGTAGAATGAAAGGAGTACGGAGGTATGGGAATGTTAAAATCTATTAGTTTAGAAAATTATAAATGTTTTAAAGATGAGACTACAATCGATATTGCCCCACTTACGGTATTGTGTGGGGCTAATAGTTCTGGAAAATCTTCTATATTAAAAAGTTTACTAACACTAAAACAAAGTGTACAAAGCAATAATTCTGAAGACTATCTAACATTAAATGGCGAACTTGCTGATATTGGTAACTTTAATGATATAATGTCAAGATGTTCTAGTAATAATATATCAGATACATTTGAAGGTTTGCAATTAGAAGATATAAAATCTAAAGTAATTTCATTTGAAAACACTTTTAGAATTAACAACTATCGAAACAAAAATATTGGTAAATATATACCTTATCAAGATGCAGCTTCTTATAAAGAATTAAGAAGATTATATAATAAAGAGCATTCCCCAATTAATTCATTTGAAATAACACTGAAACTTAATATCTCTTTACCTGATGATGTAGCCGATGATTCTTTCTCAAAATTTATATATTCAAATCATTTAGTAAAATATAAAATCAATATCAAACTTTTTGACATAAATAATTGTGAAATAACTAGGCGTTCTGGAGTTATCGAATATGAAAATAATATTTTACATTACGAAAACATACCAACCAACAATTCTATTAGTGAAAAAGGACACTTGAAATGTAAATGTAGTTTTTCATCGTTGAAAATAAATAATATATATTCAAATTTTTTTGAAGACTATAAATCTGTATTATATAATATAATGGCTATATCAAAAATTGCCTCTAATCAATTTCTAGGTATTAATTACATTGCTCCTCTTAGAAATAATCCTGAACGTGATTATTTTATAAAAGGCAACTCAAATACTGTTGGAATTTATGGTGAATTTACACCTACAATAATTGCAAAAAATGTAAATGAGGATATTTCTACAGAAACTTTTCCTCCTATTTTTGAAGACTGTTTTTTAAAACATGATATGGAGTCTATAAACTTTTTCCATCTCCTATTGCAGTGGACTGATTATTTCAATTTTGGTTCATTGACTCTTAATGGTACAAATGGGCATATTGATTTAAAAATTGGAGAGCAAAATATTGTTGATGTCGGGTTTGGTGTTAGTCAAGTATTACCAATAATAGTACAAGGACTTATTATGGATAAAGAGCAGTCTTTATTATTAGAGCAACCAGAGATACATCTACACCCAAAATTACAAATGAGAATAGCAGATTTTTTTATTGCAATGGCACAGTCAGGGAGAAGTTTAATTATTGAAACACATAGTGACCATATAATAAATCGTATAGTTAGAAGAATACTTGAAGATAATACTAACACGATAAATGATTTAGTTCATATATATTATTTAGAAAAGGAAAATAAATTTGAGCAAACAAAAATAACTCCCATTAAAATTGATTCCTGTCGTGGTATTATCGATTGGCCTGACGGGTTCTTTGACCAATTTCCGAATGAACAGGAAAAAATCATACGTGCTGGTATAGAAAAAAGAAGATATCTTCGTGAAAAAATCTAAGGTGGATTAATTTCTATGAATTTAATTTTCGAACCTGATAAACTATTTACAACTATTGAAGTATGGAATAATGAAGTAGAACGGGATACATTTTTAAGCTCATTATTAGATGTCTTAGATTATGTAAATAACCATGATGATATTTACATTTTATGGAATGATGAAATTGCTTCTTTATTGTGGGAAACAAATATACATCCCTGGAAATTAGATAAAAGTTTCTATAAATCAATTATGCCTAGTATTTCTCATATATTATATAAAAACACACTAGAAATATCGTTAGAAACTTTTGACCATGTAATGGAATGTAATCCAGATTTTACAATAGATATTGCAGATATACACATCAAAGAGAATTTTTATCACATGTTGCACCAGGTTATTCATAATAACGAGGTGCCAAATATTTTGGTTACAAGTAAAAATGATAAAGAATTTAATTTGATTTGTTTCAATGTAGAAGATTCTATTATACCGTTAGTTTTTACCAATTTGACAAATGATTTCGTGATTGATAATGAATTTGACAAGGCGTGGGGTAGCCTTTCATCATCTTGTATTATAGAATTAATTAATAAAGTACATAACGAAATGTACTATACAGATAAAGTATATCTGTATGATTTTTGTTTTGATTCAAAATTTATTAAAGATATAAAATCTATTAACTCAACAAAATTAAGAATAAAAATCATAACTCAGATAATTAAAAAACTAGTGTTTTCATTTACAATCACTCAAAATGATAAATCGTTAGATGATGAAATGATAGGTGAATTTACAGGTAGATTTAGAATATCTCAAGGAAAACGAATAGAATATATTTATCAAAATAATCAAATTATATTCACACGTTACTATTCTGAAAGCCAGCATGATGAAGGAATACGGCATACATAAAAGACACCAAATTAAGGTGTCTTTTATTTACCACTTAGCTCCGCAATTTTTACATTTCATTGTATTTCTAACATCGCTGCTAAATAATCCAAACATGGCACCTCCAAACGCTTTCTTAGTCATTGAAATTTTCTCTATGTTTGTTGAACCGCAAGTTGGACACTTTGGTGTATTATCAATCTTCTGCTTTAATGGAAGGTTGATAACACTTGGTATTTCTTTTTCCTGTATAATTTTTTCTACTACTGGTTTTACATGAACTATATCGCTTTTACTAATCTGAATTAAATCTCTTACTTTATATAAAACACTGTATGACTCGTCTAATAAAAAAGATAAATCGTAATCAGTACCATTTACTTTACATATGTTGTTATTATTAATTGGATATCCGCAATGTATACATTTATCTGATTTATCAGAAACCTCTTTACCACATTCTGGGCAATGAATTAGTGACATATAATACTCCTCCAATATAATTATATTGTTCCAAGCTCTATATTTATATTTTATCAGAATTTACAATCGTTGTAAACAATGACGCTGATAAAGGCTGGACTACTATATTTAGCAAATTCAAAAAAGAAATTCCTGAAATAAGTTCAGAAGTTAAGGAATTTATTGATTTACTGAATTCCGACCCAAATAGTAAATTGTGGAAAACTGATGAATTAATAAATTTTGCAAAAGAATGCAAAGTAACAGATAATGATTTTATTAAGTTCCTATCAACTGCCGACACATCTGGCGATTTAATGGTACAGTATCAGAAACACTTGCAATCCGCTTCCACCGCTACATCCAAATTCGGTGCAGCCCTAAAATCAGCCGCCGCTAATATTGGTATTATGTTGGCAATAAATGTTGGAATATGGGCCGCTGGTAAAGCTTGGGACTACTTTGTTAACCGTGTTGAAAATCTCAGAAAAGCAGCTGAAGAATCTGCAAAAAAGTATTCTGATTTAGAGACAGAAATCAGTTCCATTAATTCAGAATTAGAATCTACGAGTAAACGTATTGATGAATTAAATAAGAAAGAGCATCTTACATTTGTTGAACAGGATGAACTTCAAAAGCTCAAAGAAACTAATGAGGAATTAGAACGCCAATTAGGAAACCGAAAAGCTTTAGCTAATGTTGCCAAGCAAGATGCGAACGAAAGGGCAAAGGAATATTTTGACAGTCAAGGTTCCGGAACAAGATATGCTGGTTGGGATATGTCACAAGTTGAAGTTGGAAATACCACATATGGTCAGGCCATTCCAGACATGTATTTTGGAAATCAGCTTGAAGTAGCCAAACAGAAATTAGATGACTATGAAAACCTACTTCAGCAAAAGGCAGATGTTGAAAAACGCTTATCAGATTACCAGGTGTCCAATCCAACAAATTATGAAAAATCAGACGAATACCAAAATATAGTCTTAGAATCAAACGCAATTAGCAATGCTCTTGATGTACTAAAAAAGAGTCTTACTGATTCCATAACAGACTTCGATAAATTTGATGACAGTTTAGATTTGGAGAATGATAAAGCTTATATTGATTCACTAAAAGAAATTTCCGATGGATATCAGAATTTATTTGGTGGAGGAAAATCTGCAACCCAATCCTTTGACGACATCTGGAACGCTGATACATTCTCCAAAGCACGAAAAGAACTCGAATCAATGGCTCAGGCCGGAACCCTCTCCCCTGCAACTTTAAGCAATAACGAAACCTATAACCAGCTGTTAAAAGAAACAGGGAAAACTGCTGAGGAAACCTGCGAAAATATTTATGCCTTAGTTGAAGCCGAAAAATCAGCAAGTAATGTTGCTAAGTCAAGTTCTTTCACTGATATCTTCTCTTCTCTTCCAACCGATAAGCTTGAGGAATATATTGCCCTTGTTAAAGATGGAGTAATTGACGAAAAGACGATTGGAAACTATGAAGAGTTATCCAAAGCAATGTCCCAAACTGGAACATCTGCGGAAGAAGCAATCAAGGCAATCAAAGCTTATTCAGAAGGTTTTAAATCCTCAACTGAACTTACACAACACATCCAGGAATCCTATGACCTTCTTACAAAGATACAAAAGGAAGTTGATAAGACAAAACAGGTTAGTCTAGATTCCTTAAACTCTATTGCCAAACAATATCCAGAACTTACAACTGCAACAGCGGAATATGCCCAAGGTCTTATTTCAACAGCAGACTTAATGGCCTTGTTAGAACAGGCGTATAACAATGATGCAAATGCCTTCAGAACTGCTATGGCTGCAAAACTTGATGGTAATGAAGTATTCTTTAACACCATTAAGCAGAATAACGAGGGGTTATTTACTGCTCTGGCTAAAGCGTATGGCGTCGATGTTGGCAACTGGAAATCCATGGCTCAAGCCAAAGCTGAAATAGACCAAGCATTAATACAGAAACTTGGAGCTGCATGGGGACAATATTATGGTGTTGTAATTGACCAGGCAACAGGTCTTGCATCTCTGATTAATAAGACTCCAACGACTGGCTTAACAGCAGAACAGAGTGTTGACCTAATAGTTGCACGTACAAATGCAGAGTCAATAGTTAGTTCTTTTAACCATGCTAAAGAGGCAATGGACAAAGCGGCACAGATTGAAGTTAACTTGCCTAATTTTGGTGGTATTGGTGGCAAATCCGGTTCCGGAGGCTCCAAAGGTTCCAAAGATAAAGAGCCTACTGAATTTGACTGGATGGAACAGAAAATCACCAATCTTGATTCCCAAGTAGATAAGCTCAAAACAAATATAGAATCTCTTGTCGGCTACAGGAACAAGAACTCCATGACCCATACTGCTATTGATGTACTGACGGAAAAGATGACAGTCCTTCAACAGATGCATGATGAGTATATGAAAAAGGCAGGTGGACTTGGCTTATCCCAGGAGTATATTGATAAGATTCAGAATGGCACTATTGAGATAGAAACAATCAGTGACGAAAATCTTGCGAAGGTCATTAAGGAATATCAAGACCTGTATGGCAAAGCCAGTGATGCGAATAAACGGATTCTTGAAACTAAAGATGTTATCCATAACCTCAATTTATCCAAATTGGATCATATCATAAACCAATTTGAACAGATGACGGATATCCAGTCTAAAATGATTGATACCGAAAAGCAGCTTATAGATTTACGTGAAAAATCCGGAGAAGAAATCTATGCTGATGACTATATCTCACTTGCTGGTAAACAGTTAAAGCTAACTCGCCAGAATGCAGATGCTTATAACACTCTCGCTGCTGAAATGGAAAGTATGGATTTACAGGAAGGTACGGAAGAATGGAAGAAATATAACGACCAGTTACAAGAATACAAGAACAATATGATTTCTGCTGCGGATGCCATAGAGCAATATAAAGATTCAATGACGGATTTAGTCTATAAGGGTCTTAGAGACTTTACAAATACAATGGATTCCATCAATGGAACCATCAGTACAATGAATGACTTAATCGGAAACACTAATCTTGTTAATGAATTTGGAAGTTTAACAGACCGTGGATTGGCCCAAGTTGCTTTATATGCCCATCAGATGTCGAACGCAAAACAGGAAGCTGCTGAATATGCAGAAGCTATCAATTCGCTCGACGATGCTTTAGATAGCGGATTAATCACTCAGGATGAATACAACTCAATGCTCCAGGAGTACACTTCTGCCCAGGAAAGCGCCGTAAAATCAAGTAAAGAAGCCATGGATGCAATTCTTACTCTTGCCAAAGAAGGTATACAAGCTGAAATCGATGCGAAGAAAAGGCTGATTGACGAGACTAAAGCGGCTCTTGATGCCGAAAAAGATTTGCATGATTATCAGAAATCAATTACCGAGAAACAGGACAATATTTCAAGGTTGGAACGTCAAATTGCAGCCTTAAGTAATTCCACCAATCGTAATGACATAGCCCAGAGATTACAGCTACAAAGTCAATTGGCAGACGCAAAAGAAGAATTATATGAACTACAGTATGACCATGAAATTGAGCAGCGTAAAAATGCTCTGGATGATGAGTATAATGCGTTTGAAGAATCCAAACAAAAGGAATCTGAAGAACTTGATACAAATCTGGATGCACAGAATGCAGCTATCAACAAATATCTTGACCAGGTAAAAAACAACTACTCTACTGTCTACGGAGTCCTGACCCAGTATGGAGATGAATATAGTCTAGCGGCTATTGAGGACCTTACCAAACCATGGGAATCTGGAAGTGAAGCAGCTGATTTATGTGCAAACGCAATTGGCGATGCAGTAGCAAATATCCAGTATGAAATTGATGGTCTTGACTTTAGTCCGCTTTATGAACTGGTAGATTTACTCAATCAGATCGGAATGGGTGGATACGGTGGTGGTTCTTCTGGTTACGAAGATGTAACTGACCAAGGAAGATGGCAGAAAGGCAAGGGTGGAAAATGGTGGTATGGAAACTCTAATGATGATTATGTCTCAGGAGATATTTATACCATTAATGGAAAACAGTATGGCTTTGATGATAATGGATATATGGTGACAGGATGGCGTGACGACTTTGGAGATTGGCGATACTTTGAACCAGAGAATGGTGAAATGGTTAAATCCCAGTGGCGCAAGTCCCGCGATAATCAATGGTATTATCTTGATAAAGATGGTATCATGGCTACCGATATGGCTGTTAAGGCTAGGGAAAAGGATGGATATTATTATCTTGATGATGATGGCAGGTGGGATGGAGATACATTAACTGCTGAGCAGGTTAGAAAACTTGGATATACAATTGGGTATAAAAATGGTACAAAACGTATTTCTCATGACCAGCTTGCGTGGACTCAGGAAAACAAACCTGAACTAATTACACGTCCAAGTGACGGAGCTTTATTGACTCCACTGAAATTAGGCGATGGCGTAATAAATGGGGATTTGACTCAGAACCTTTTAGATATCGCTGGAAATCCGAATAGATTTGTTGAAGATATTGTCGCTCGGTCGATGCCTAATTATAAGATACCAGAATTTGATATAGTGCGGAATCAACCCGTGGCAATTAATTCCCCTCTTGTACAAATTGACGGTACTGGTCTGTCCGCTAGTGAAGTCTCTGCAATCATAAAGAATGAAACCCGTGATATTGATAAACGGGTTGCCAAAAGTATTAGATATGAACTGATGGGTAAATAAATTTTAAGGCACTCAGAAATGGGCGCCTTAATCAATGAGGTGAAAACGTGTACAATCGTAATATAGTATTAAAAAATTTAAAAGAGTGGATTGAGTATTGCAATAAAATACAGTCTAATTCAGAAAAACCATACAGTGAAGATATAATTGAGAAGATTTTTTCATTACCATTTGAATTTGACACTATCCCAATTTAATCCCAGCTTTATTGAGTTGCTTCTTAAAATTATCAAAGAATTAAAATATTTGGCCGTTATTAAGAAAGGATGTGATAAAATGTTTGACAGATTTATTTTTGATAATATCCCCTGTAATGAATACGGGGTAACATGTGTTTCTTTTTCATCTCCTGGAATGGAAACCATATCAGCACAAGAATCTGAACTAGAAACCGAAAAATCTATCAGAGGGGATATATTTCATATTACATCCCATGAATATACAAAACCATTAACGTTTACCATACAAATTGTAAATAAAGACTTCTCTCCAATTTCTGCCATCCAAGAACGTGCATTGAAAAAGTGGATGTGTCAAAGAGGAAAATACAAGCCATTTTGTATTTATGATAAACGATATGCGGATACATGGTTCTTCGCCAATATTAATAATCCTAAATCTATTTACATTTGTGACACTGTTGGATTGGAATTTACTGTAACGACTAATGCTCCATTTGGGTTTTCCGACATACGAGATAAGAGATGGATATTGGAAGGAAATGACACTATTAAAGATTTATACGTAGACAATGATGAGGAGTTACCAATTTATCCTACACTGACTATAACACTAAATGAATCTGGTACACTTAATTTGTCAAATCAAACCTTAACAGATGCCCCAAATACTCTTACCGTCAATAATTGCATTGCCAATGAAGTTCTTACCTTGGAATGTGGATATCCACATATCTCATCTTCTATCCCTTCCCATAAAATCTTTGATGATTTTAACAAATTCTGGCCATACTTAGTTGACGGCTATAATAAAATCACTGTGGATAAACCATGCACTGTTGAATTACAATATCGTGAATACAGAAGGGTAGGTATTGTATAATGGGATTCTTTACATACAACTATTTCAAAAACCTGAAGCGCCCAGAAGTATATCTTTGCTATCCTGATAAACGCACTATTGGTGCACTCCACGCTTATGATCTTCAAACTGATATTATGGCAAACTCAGTCAACAAAGGTACTTTTACAGTGTATCGCTATGAGGATAGCGAAGAAACAAGATTCTATGATAAAATAGAGATCGGGAAATATATTCATCTATATGGCGTTGGATGGTTCAGAATTAACGAAGTATCTGTAGTCAATGAAGGAGTGAATGAATACAAAGAAATATCATATCTGTCTATAGAATGTGAACTAGGTCAAACGTATCTAACATCATTTGGGTCTTTGGGAACCGATGAGGATGAACAAGGTGGCCTGGATCGGTATTGCTTATATAATCCACTAGACGTATCACATTCAATCATGCACATAGTTCTTGAAAAGAATCCTGGATGGTCAATCCGATACATAGATTCCCAAATCTCAACTGAATATAGGAACTTTCAAGAGGATAGCGTTGACACATACTCGTTTTTGACTGGAAAAGTTTCTGAAACGTATGAGTGCGTATTCTTATTTGATTCTTATGAGCGCAGTATTTCAGCTTATAAACTCGAAAACCTTGGAAAAGATACAGGCATTATCTTAAATTATCGTAATGTGATAAAAAGCATAACGATGAATAGCACAGAAGATGATATTAAAACTGTGCTGACAGTAGTCGGCGGAAATGACGAGCGAACCAATACTCCTCTTGGGATTCTTGATGTAAATATTTCTGGTACAAATCAAATCTATGACTTTAGTTATTTTCTTCATATGATGAGTCCAGAGTTACAGGCTGGTTTATCTCATTATCATGAACTATGTGAAACAAATGAATCTGCTTATCAAGAAAAAATGTCTTCACTACTCTCCCACTATGACGAACTGAATACCTTAAAAAACAAAGTTCCTGATGAGGGTGAAGATTCTACAGACTGGACTTTATTTGGTCTACGTGAGCTACAAGAAAAAGAAATTATCTATAAAACAAACATGTCCTTACATCTTGGGGAAGATGAATCTGAGCAATATAAGAAAAACGCTACCATCCATGCAGCAATTGAAGCCGAAATAAAGGTTCGGGAACAGCAAATAAGCAACAAAGAAGCCGAGATAAACAATCTTATTTCTGCAATTAGCTCCTTAGTTGTAAGTTTGCCTGATGTACTTGGTGAAGAACTATACAAAGAACTTGGCCCTTATGTCCGCGAGGATACCTTAACTGATGATTCTTTCATAGCAACCAACTCTATGACAGACCGTGAAATTCTTGAAATGCAACAAGCTTTGCTAGAGCACGGAAAAAATGAACTTGCTAGAGTTTGCTATCCTCAATTCACTTTGGATGTAGATTTAGTCAATTTCACTGTAGACTATAATTATAAACGTTTTACTGATGCGCTTGAGATGTTTAATATAATCCATATTAATTTTGAGGACCATGATTCTATTATTTCAGCAAGACTTTTAAAGCTTCACATCAATTGGGATGACCCGTCTGATTTTAAAGTTACATTCAGTAATTGTAACTCACTTAAAGAAACGTGGGAATTAATTCGAGAGGTACAAAAACAGGCTGAAGATGTTTCTACAAAGGTTGAGTTCGCTACCGGAGCCTGGAAAAACGCTGCTATCGTCTCTGTTGATGTCAATAAATATATGAATAACATTCTGAATGCTAGTAAGCAACAGCTCGTTAGTAATGATAATAATGAGATTTTAATTGACTCAACTGGAATTTTATGTAGAAAATGGTTGTCAGAGCGACAGATTTATGATCCAGGTCAGATATGGATAACCAATAACCAAATCGCCATATCCCAAGACGGGTTTAATTCAGTTGGGATTGCCTTGGGATATGTAAAAATGGGCAATGACTACTTCTTTGGATTGTGTGCACCATCAATTGTTGGTAAACTTTTGATGTCTGAGAAACTTATGGTTTCTAATGCATCCGGCTCCTATACCATAGATAAAGATGGATTCATTGCGAAGAAAGGGTCATATGAAGTAAAAATCAATCCGGATACTCCGGATAATATCTTTTCAATAGCTATTGATGGAAAGAAATTACTCTATGTGGACACTGCTGCTAAAGCATTAACATTTGAAGGAAAATTGATTTCTAAATCAGGTCAAATCGCTAACTTTACCATATCTGACAATACATTGATATCAGGCAATATAGGCTTGTGTTCTGATAAGACATCTGGTGCTATTGCATACTGGGCGGGTAATGCTGATAGAAATAATGCTCCATTCAGAGTAACAAACACAGGAGCCTTAACTTGTTCTAATGCTATTATAACAGGTGGCAGTTTAAAAATCGGAGACAACTTTGAAGTAAATTCACAAGGGGTATTGACAGCAAAATCAGCTAATTTTACAGGAAACATAAATGCGTCTAAAATAACTGGTTCACAAATATCAGGCACTATCATTACTGGTGGTGCAATTAGAGTTGGAGTACTTGATGCAGATGCCGACACCCTATATCTTGGTAGATGGAAGATAACCACAGCCGACCGAGGTTGGATTGGAACAAGTAATGATAATTATTGGAATGCATCTGCTTCGGGTTCAAAACAGGCATGGTGTAGTTTTGGCGGAGCTTTGGTTGTTAATGGTTCAGGAGAAACACATGCACAAACAATTATAACAAATAAGATAAATGGAGATGCCACACTTATAGGAAGTAACTGGTGGAGTGGATACACAATATTTAGTGCACTTGATTATCTATATAATCGCTTACCAAATACCTAAGGAGGTACATAATTGGATATTACACTAGGCAAAGTAGCTGGAGCTATACCAGTATTACAGCAAATCAAAAGCAAAAAACCAAGTTTTAAAATTGATTATTGGGTTATGAGAAATATAAAATTATATGCTGATTCATATAATTTTTTCATTCAGAAACGAGAGGAAATTTTTGAAAAGTATTGTAACAAGGTAAAAAATGAAGTAGCCCCGGAAGGTAGCTACTATACACTTGATAAAAATGGCACGATTCAGTTCAATCTTAAACCTGGTATATGTAACGAGGATTTTCAGAAAGACATGGATGAGTTGATGAAGATGCCCTGTGATGATATTGCTCCATATAAATTATCGCTAGATGTTATCAATAATTCAGGCGACTTTAATCTTGACAACGAAGATGATATTTTTGCTATTGACTATCTACTCTCTGAGTAGGTAGTCTTTTAATTTTGCGAAAGGAGGGCTAAATGGCACAAACACAGCCAGAAGATTTTAGGATTGATATATCTCATGAACAATCATTTAGATATTTACAGGCAAAGCAATTTGATCACAATTCAAGGATACGGCGATTGATCATTACTGATAATAATATACCACTAAAATTTACAGGAAAAGAACTGATTGGTCTTTCACTTTACATAAATGGAGACAATTATTCAAATACAACATGCCCATTTGGGGATGATGGATTTCCAAGAGTTGTATTTACGGAATCCATGTTGTCCCGTGAAGGTGATGTAAGCTGCGAGGTCAGGATTTATAGTTCATCCGATGCAACAGTTGCTACTACATTTACTTTCATGATGACAGTAAGCAAGAGTCTACTCAATCAAGATAGATTGGTTGCATCATCCGAGTTTAACATCCTGAATGATTTGATTTTACAGGCAAATGTGATTCCAGATTTAATCAAGCAATTCAATCTTACACAGGAGCAAGTCAATACACTAATATCACAGATTCAAGATGATATCGTTAATTATACAAACCAGTTTTCAACCATGAAAACTAAGTATACAAATGACTTCAATGCGCTTCTACAGAAAATAAATGCCGATATTACATTATATAAATCGGAATACAATTCTTTAAAAACTGATATCACAAATCTCAAAAATTCCATAACTACTTGGTACACATCTGCTCAGGCCGCAGAGAACACCAGAATTGCCAATGAGAATAAACGGCAAACCGATACGGCTAAAGCAATCGCCAACTGCGAGAAAGCAACTGCTAACACAAATACAGCCATCTCTGGAGCTAATACAGCTCGTGATAATGCCAATGCTGCGGCTACCGAAGCACAAACTAAGGCTGCATATGCGCAGAATCAGGGCGACCGTGTTGATATGGCGCTTAAGGATTTTGAATTCAGACTTAGAACTGTCGATGGAGGTGAACTAACCGATACCACCCCCGCTGAAAATATATATGATGGTGGAACATTGTAATTATATGGAAGGAGGAAATTAATGGATACAATAAAATTAAAACGAGCAACTAAATCTGTTGCTAATGCGTCAACCAAAGTACTTGAAAAAGATGAAGTATTAGTAATAACACCAAATTCTGGAAGCGGAAAGGGAAAATGCCAATTAAAGTTTGGTGATGGTGTCACTGCTACCAAAAGCCTCCCCATTGCCATTGATGGTGAAAATGCTGATGAGATGAAGGTGTCTACCATCCCTACCGTATCAGATGAAAACCCGGTTTTATCCGCTGGTGAAACCGTTAAAGTATTCATCGGGAAGATTAAAAAGAAGTTTACATATCTTGAAAACTTGCTTGGTAATGTAAAAACCGTGACCAATTTATTTGGTAGTAACGATGCAAAGACAGTTGCACAGGGTCTACAGAACTTGGTAAACACCAAATTTAATAAATCGGATCTCTATGATGGAACAGATTCGACCAGTACATCTCTTGGAGCTACGGCTAATGCTCTCAGAAAAGTCAACGAAAAGACAGACAATAATACTTCAAGCATTTCTACACTAAATAGCAATTTAGCAAAAAACAATGCAAAGGTGACTTTAAACGGCGTCAAGAACATTAATGGGTTTACAGCCGTATATTCCGACCGGACCGACCGGGCATTCCAGTTACAATATGATTCTGGCGAGATTGCATCAATCGCATTTAACAACACCGGTATCTGGTATGATTTTTATGACGGTCAAAACTGGAAACAGGTTTGGAAGTTTAATAAGCCATCATAATCATTTAAATGTTTTAGCGTATAAAACAAGTGCGCTGATTTGTCCGGAAGTATTGATAATATTAGATGCGGTATCATTACGTACGTATACATTGGTAGTATAATTTGTTGTATCGGTATTGCATTGATACACCGTCAACCCATCTTTTACGCTAAAACCAACAATCCCAATAGGTACAAATCCGGCAATCCGGGCGGTGGGAAATTGCGCAGTTACGGTTGACCCGGGACCTACGGTAATTTCATTAGAATTACTCGTCCATTGTGTTTTAAGAACGCTATTTAGGGCAGTTTCAAGATTATCAAAATTGCTATTTAGTATAAAAGCAAACTAAATATCGCAATATAGTTTTCTGTCAATATCCTAATAATTTGTATTTTATGACATATCTTTCATAATATATAGATTTCTTATCTTTTCTATCATCTCCCTTGCCAAAGAACGTATGTTCTGTTATTATAATAGAGTAACAGAAAAGAGAGTAAATCACCGCCCTCGCAAAGCATAGATCTACTCTCTCACTACAACGCAAAAGCGCTGTCTTTGATTATTATACTAGACAGCCTCCTTTTGTGCAACAAAAATTAGGAGGATGGAATTATATGGAAGAATTTAAGAATGAGGTAATGATGCAGTTACAAAATAATGAAGTGTTTAATAGTGAGATGTTACTGATGATAGACCAGGCGATAAGTTATGTAATGCGTAGCTATCAGATACAACGAATGTGTACTGAAGTTGCTATACAAACGGTTAAGCGGTGTCCTGAATTAGACGCTTTTATATTAAGAAAAGAATTTCGCGGATTATCTGAAGATACAATACGCCAATATCGATATTTACTAAATGCATTTGTGGCCTGGTTAGATAAAGATGTTAAATATGTAGTATCTGATGATATACGGACGTTCCTAAACGAATATGCAAAAATAAATAACATTTCAGACCGTACCAAAGATTCGAAACGTCTTATAATCTGTAGTTTCTATCAATTTCTACATCAAAATGGATATATCAAAGAAAATCCCGCTGCTGCTGTTGAACCAATTAAATATAAACAAAAAGTTCGAGAGCCATTATCACATATGGAAGTAGAACTAATGCGTAGAGCATGTAAGACAGACTTTGATGAAGCTCTATTTGAAACCTTTTATTCCACTGGCTGTCGAGTTAGTGAAGTCGCAAATATGAAAATAGATGATATTGACTTCGATAAGGAACAAATCAAAGTATGTGGAAAGGGCGATAAAGAACGATTTGTTCTACTTACACCACGAGCGCATTTAAGTTTAAAGTTATATCTTGACAAAAGGCATGATAATAATCCTGGTGTATTTATAAGTGAAAATAAAAGTCATAAACCATTAGGAAAGTGCTCACTTGAAAATCGAATAAAAGAACTTGGCAAACGTGCTGGAATAGGAAGACCTGTAACACCTCATATAATTAGACATACTACAGCAAGTCATCTATTAGAGCATACAGATATTGATGTTGTTCAAGATTTATTAGGACATACAAAAATCGAAACGACAAGAATTTATGCAAAGACATCTTCTGAAAGAATCAAATCTGGATTCAGAAAAGCATCTTTATAAAAATTCCAAAAACAATTAAATAAAATAACATACAGTAATATCTAAGATAATGTATAAAATAAGAATATTTATAACATTTATAACATCGGTAGATTTATTTATGTCGCAAATTTTTATTAGATGTAGCAATTTAGAACTGGAATCAGGGGCAGCTACCATAAATGCGGATTGGGCTATCGGATCAGCCAATTATTATAAAATCGGAAAACAATGTGTAGTAAATGCACTTGTTACATTAAAGCAAAATACAACAATTAACAATACACTACTGATTAGTGGACTTCCGGTGGCCGCACAAGAAAAAGTATGCTTAATTTATGGCACCACAGGATATGGAGTGTTTAAGGTTATTGCCAATACCGGCAATATAACCATTGATTCAGGGGCCATAGGTAACAGCATATTTTACTTTGAGATGATTTATTTTACCAAATAATCATTCGATAGCGATAACGCCCATACGTACCATAGCATCTGCGGGTATTGTCGCTCCCTCGTTGTCAAAGATGATTCTTGTCTTGGTCGAGGTCGAATTGTCAAAATCATACCTTACGTTTGTTATTTTGGCAGTAGAGGGAATAATGACAAGTACAGATGGACGTGCCGGAAAACTAATATTTAAATCAAATATTATGTCTTTATCAACTGGTATTTCTCGACCAAATGCAAAAGTGGTTGTATATGCACGCCAGTATTTTCCATCGTTTAAATTGCTACATTTCTATAAATCTATATCTACATAAATATTCATTAAATTATACATTCTTAACTTTAGAAACTAACTAATTTGAAAGAAAGGAAATAAAATGTACAATATTACTTTTAATAACAATCGTGTTTTAAAAATTTATGATAGCCAGGAAAATAAATCTACCCAAACACTTATTATACGAATTAATCCATCTGATTATTTATTTTCTGATATCAATAATCTTTTTGATAATCTTACCAAAAACGATCTAAAAAGAATCATTAAAACAACTCCATCCGCATCGTATATCACAACCTATGAGAACTATACAGATATTGTAAGTCGTTCAATAGATAAGGTGACAATTTTAGTAGAAAAAGCAGAAGAAATTCCATCATTCGACGAGGATGGACAGGATATAACAGCTTCTATTGTGACTAACGAGCCACAGGAAATAGAACTTATCGTTGTTGTCCTTAAATATGAAGACCCCACAAAAGTTATTGTAGAGCAGCTTAATCAGCAGATTAATCCTACTATTGATGTAGAAACATGTTCTTTGGATGATTTGAAAATGTTTGTTCAAAAAAAGAATAGTGATTCTCTTGAAATTTTTCTTGAGAATAATCCACTGCTTTATACTGATGGGAAGTATTATGGAGTATCAAAAGTCGATAGAGATGAAATGTCACAGCAGTATCTAGCTTATCAGCTTAATAAGACAATTAACCCAAATGCTGAAGATATTGTCAAGTGGCATAGTAAAGGTACTAAGTGTACTCCAATGTCTGTTTCTGATTTTTCTACACTTGCTCTTGCTGTGTATGCCTACACAGAACCATACTATGAAGAGATGCAAACAATTAAAGAATCAATCATGTCTGCATCAACAAAAGATGAGGTTTTGTCTATTAAAATCTTCAATAAAGTACTATGATTTAGTGAATAAGTATGGAGCTTCATTGTGTATTTATGAAGCTCCACATTGAAATGTAGCAATTTAGGTGTACAAATCAGAAAAATATCATCAAAGCTTTTTTCATGTGATACTACCGTTGGTACGAAGGATAGTGTTAGCCAAACTTACACCATTTCGGATTTGGGGTTTATAAAAACACCTTTATGGGCCGTACAGGCGTCAAATTGGTTAAATGCTCAGATAACCAATATAACAAAAGATTCTATATCCATAACCTTCTATAATCCGTCAGAGCGTGGAATTGCTGGGACTGCCGCATGGATAAAGCTCATATTTTTCGAGCTCAAATAATCATTTTGCTGATGCTATCCAATGTACTAACACACTTTGCTCCGAGGTTTCTTTTATTGTTTCAAGATATAAAGAAAATCCCAACTTAGTAACTTTGCTAATTGTAGCCTGAAAAACACTTGGATACTCATTATATATTGCTACCGATATAGATGGCATTTTACTAAAACTTGTATCAAAAATAATATTTGATGTTCTGATGGCTCCAGCTTGTCCTGACACTAAGACAGTTGTAGTTCCAACTTTTAAATTGCTACATTTCTAATGAAAGACTCCTTTCATCGGATTTTTTGTCCGTCCATCGCGTATTATTTCGCATTTTTCTATATATTATGTCTTTATATCACGTACATTTGTTACATTATTAACATAAACAGAGGAGGATAAATTGAATACAATACTATATAGAGATAAGGTACTGATACGCACCCTATCCTCTCCTATTTATCAAAATGAGAATCGCGCCGATTTACTAAAGTTTCTAATTTCCATTGATTATCTATCTGATTTCGATATAAAAGCACTCAACTGTATGATCTGTATCACTCTTCCAAACGGGCAAGAAGGAAAGGTGGGATTTCTTGATTTTGAAGATGCGCTTTATCACGATAAATACTTATTATCATACATTCCAATAACAAAAGCTTTTACTAAACTTCCAGGGACAATTTATGTAAAACTTGTCTTTTCATATGAGGACTCTAATAATCTTTTTCACTATCTTCCCACAAACAATATCTCATTGACTGTGATAGAATCATCGGAAACCGATGATTTTATTGACCCCGACGAGAATACTAATCCATTTGCTGAAATTACACAAAAGATTCAATCGTTAGAAAAATCAAAAATTTCTAGCATAGACATTGATGGACATACTGTTCATTTTTATGCCGATTCAGAAAAGACCACACTCATTGGAACGGTTGCTTTGCCAGAAGATGTTGTTTGGACAACTATGGAGGTTACGTGATGAATGGTTTACAAATTATTACAGACATATCCTATAAAGATTACATAGCATTATCACCTGAAAAAATAATTCCTAATGCTATTTATTTACTTACCAATGGAATGATGTTTGCAAGGGGAAATAAGTTTGGAGGTGACATACTTATTGTCGATGAATTTCCCGTATCCCCTATTTCTAATGTCATTTATTTAAACTCGACAACTATGGAGCAAAAAATGTGGTCCAACGGGAGATGGTATACGCTTCAGGAAGAGTTTATACGCTTAACAAACTCTCAAATAGATAAAATGTTTCAAAACGATTTTTTTGATTAAGAAGGGAGGAACAAATGGCTCTTAAAAATTATTTAGATTATGATGGTCTTCTTTACTGGAAACAAAAATTTCAGGTGTGGATACAAACAAAATTTGCACTTAAATCTGATATTCCTACTACCCTACCAGCTGATGGTGGTAACGCCGATACTGTAGGCGGACACACTGTTGCTACTGATGTACCTGTAAATGCAAAATTTACTGATACGGTCTATTCTCACCCTGCTAATCATCCAGCATCAATGATTACAGAGGATACTACTCACCGTTTTGTCACTGACGCAGAACATACAAAATATGAAGCAGCGTATACTCATAGCCAAGTAGCTCATGCTCCTACTAATGCTGAGAGAAACACGGTAGTTGGAATTCAGAAGAATGGAACTGATGTATCAGTAGATTCTACTACTAGAAAAGCCAATATTACTGTTCCTACAAAAGTAAGTGAATTGTCAAATGATAGTGGTTTTCAAACACAAAGTCAAGTAAATGCTGCTATTTCTACTGCTATTGGTAATGTCACTGGTATGGAGTTTGTTATTCTAAAAGCCGAAGATTACAATAGCAATGGTATTCCAACAGTCGCAGGAGCCGTTGGTAAAATCTACCTTGTCCCCAAAACTCCATCTGAAACAGCCAATATCTATACTGAATGGATTTATGCAAATGGAGCTTTTGAGAAAATTGGTGATACTGCCGTTGATTTAAGTGGTTATATTCAAGATTCTGACATGGTTCCGTTAACCAATGAACAAATTGATGAAATTATGTCCACTACCTAATTGGAGGTAGTCTATGAAATTTAATTTTGTATCTTTTGAAAATGCTAAGGAATTGGTATTACAAATAAAAGCTTTAATTATTTCGCATACAAGCAATTCTACAATACACACATCTCAAACTGAAAAAACGAAGTGGAATACTATCACAAATAAAGTAGATAAAGTAACAGGCAAGGGATTATCAACTAACGATTACACTACGACTGAAAAAAATAAATTAGCCGGAATTTCACCAGGAGCAGAGGTTAATGTGCAGTCAGATTGGAGTGTGACGGATACAGAATCAGATTCCTATATTAAGAACAAACCAACTTCTATGCCAGCTTCAGATGTTCCGGCGTGGGCAAAAGCTTCTAGCAAACCATCGTATGTATGGAGTGAAATTGGAAGTAAACCGTCCACATTTCCTCCTTCGAGCCACACACACAATTACGCTGGTTCTTCATCCGTAGGAGGAGCAGCTACTTCTGCTACAAAATTATCTACAGCAAGAAAAATTGGAGATGCAAACTTTGATGGTACGGCTAATATCACATTATCACAGATTGGTGCAGCCACATCTGAACAAGTCAGTCAATTGCAAGAAACTGTAAATCATATAATAGCTTCACATGCCATTGATGGAGGCGATTTGATGAATACTGAACCAGCGGAAAATGTTTATGATGGTGGTAGCCTATAAAAAATAGGGCAGTTGAGTTTTTACACTCTTCTGCCCTATTTTTTACTTTTCAAAATCCTCGTCTGTCATATTAATTTTAAAATCAGGTTCATTGGAATTCTTGTTTTTATCCATAATCATCACTCCTAAGTATCTGGAAATTCTATCCATCTACTTAGAAGTGAAAGGAATACCCACACTGACATTCTATATCTCCATTATTGTAAATCTTTCCTTTTACTCTTTTTATATGTGCCTGAGAGCCACAAATTGGACACGTAAAATCAGCTTCACCAAACCCATCTGTTGGTTGTAGCGCCACCAGTGAGGCACGAATAAAATTATATAAGTTTTCAATGGATATCTCTTCTTTGGTTGTCAAATTATCATTACCCATTTATATTCCTCCGTAAAGTACACTAATTTAAATATCTGTTCCAGACCACCTATAAAAGCCTTACATTTGTATTCTCTGGAAGGTATTCCACAATAATTTCTTTTTCATAATCAACAGTACGCTTTTCATGACTAATTCCACCGCTCATATGGTCAATCAAATTTTCTTTATCCCTGTTTGGAGATTCATTGATACTGTCAATCCCGAATCGTTTCCTAAGCGCATCTACGGCCATTTCTACGCATTTTTGTTTCTCGTAGTCCCATTCCCGTCAAACAAACTCATTTGGCGGCATTCTGACCCGTCTACGCACTCTGTATGGACACCTAAATGCATCGATATGTTGTCTCCCATGATAAGAAAGCTGAATTTACATCTACATGAAATATAACTCTTTCCACATAATCACCTCTTCTAGCTTTATTATAATAGAATGTATGTTCGGTTTGTAGTGGAAATTATAGGGAACCGTTCTCTGGTTCCCATTTTATGAGCATAGTAATTCCGGTATTTTATCCTTGGAAAAATCAAGAAATGAAACACTGTATTGTCCTATCATATCGTCTTCCTCATCTGCGGCTTGCGCTTTATACCAGATCTCCAAGGCTTTCTGAACCGTGATTTCTATATTATGATAATAATAGAGGTTAGCGCTGGTACGGGTTACTACATCTTCAATAAGCAAACGCGCATCATGGTTTTCAAACATTACTTCGTTAAGATTGTCCTTCGTAATCTTCATAAAGCCCCTCCTCGTCTGTAGACATATCATATAACTCATCATTGCAATATTCATTCTCATCCACTTCCAGATTCATAACTCGATGCATAAACTTAAAAATATCAGTAACGCAATTTGCATTCATTATGCTTACCCCCATTAAATCACACTACATTGTCCTTAGCAATCCAATAACCTTCCCTTGTATCCTCACATGATCAAAATACATCGGAGACATATCGTCATTCTCTGGTTGTAATCTATACCGACCATTTTCTTTAAAGAAACGTTTTACGGTTGCAGAATCATCAACTAAGGCCACGACAATATCTCCATTTTCAGCGATATCACATGCTTCTACAATTACTCTGTCTCCGTCATATATCCCTACATTAATCATGCTGTCACCATGGACCCGTAACATATATACGTCCTTTTGTCCAAAATCTTCGGCAGGTAATGGATAATACCCATCAACGTTTTGATTAGCTAGTATAGGTGTACCTGCTGCAACATCACCAATAATTGGAACATGTATGACTTCACACTGTGGCTGCTCTTGTTCTTCTGATTTTTTTGATATGATTTCAAGTGCCCTTGGTTTGGTTTTGTCACGTTTAATAAGTCCATTTGCTTCTAGTGATTTTATATATTCATGTGCTGAGGATGTGGACTTCAAGCCAATATAATCACATATTTCTCGTATGGATGGAGGATAACCAACTCTTTCCTGTTCTTGTATAATAAAATCATATATTTTCTGCTCCTTATCTCTAAGACCATTTTGGTTTAATCTTTTTACACCTGGCATAATCCTTAATCTCCTTTATCCAAATTAAGAACACTTGTTCTTTTCTTGATTATATGATATCACAAACATATGTTCGTGTCAATGATAAAAAAATACAGAGTGCCGTTAAGCACTCTGCTGAATTTCATTCTGTGTAGATACCAATTCTTTGATGTCATCCAGGGTCATTCCCTGTTCATCAAGGATAGCTTTTAGTTCCTTATATTCTTCTAATTGAATCTGTTCCTGAATGGATTTTTCCTTTTCCCTCATTGTCTCCAGGCAGTCATCATACTGTGCAATGGTTGCCTGTACTTCTGATAATTCCGCCTGTAACTTTTAAAGCGGTGTTTTTCTTACTCCTCGTGCCATAATCATGTTCTCCTTTTACGTATACTGTCTAATATGGATATGATTAGTATGTCCATATATTTCCAGTATATGCAAAAGAATAATATTTTATACCTATTTAAGATGCTAGATTATCTATATCAAAACCACCTAATTGTGAAGCTACTACAATTTCATTTGCAGTATTAGCGACCACATCTTCTGTTTCTAACTTCATGATTGCAGAATCTTTTTCTTCCTGCATTATATGATAGTAAACCCTTTCAATCATCGCTGTATCAGACTGTCCTACAATTTTTGCAATAATTAATTTATCAATACCCTTACGGCATAATAATGACACAAATGTATGCCTTAGTACGTGTAACCCCATTGATTCGTCAACATCTTGAATACCACAATTTTTGCATATTAAATTAAACGTTCTTCTTAAATTATAATAACTAACGGCTGCTGCACCCTGACTTGTAGCAAATACATATTCTTCAACTGATTTTGGATTTTGCATTTCTTTTAGGATATTAATATATTCAATAGCCTGCTTCAATAGATACACATCTCTTATACCAGCTTTTGTCTTTGGGGCATCGTTATACTTTTTAAGTTTTCCCGTTGGATGCATATTGTCATCTCGCTCTTTCTCGTATGATGCTGCTTCTTTTACAAGCAGATACCGTTTATCAGGAATGAACGATTTCCACTTAAGAGCAAGAGCCTCTCCGGCCCGAAGACCAGTATACATAATAAAAATCAACCCCACACCAAATTTATACTTGGGTTTTCCGTTAGACCAGGTTAACATTGCTTCATGAATAAACGTATTTATTTCACCTGAAGAGAAAAATCTTATATCTTTGGGCTGGTAGGATGAAATACGTTTTACATCCGCTTCTTTTGGTTTAACTACTGTATTCATTGGATTATCATTTATACTGCGCGAATAATAATATCCAAAAAATTGATTCAATAATTCATATGTCTTTTTGACAGTAGAATATGAATAGCTTTTCATAAGCTCTGTAATATGGTCTTGTATTATAATATCGGTAATAGCTTGTATTTCGGCATTACAAAAAGATGGGTGATTTAATACCTGGTTTTTAAGAGTAGATTCTTCACGGTCAAATGTCCGGCCACGCTTATTTAAATACCTAAATTTATAAAACCAATGTTTTATCGCATCAGATAGTATTACATTATCATTATTTAAATGAGATTTTACCGACTGCAATGACATATGATTTAGTCTCCATTGTTCCTGTTTATTATCAATGTCCCTCTTCATTAATGCAAATAAAGGTTCAAGGTCATATTCATATACAGTATGTCTTTCTGATGTCCCATCTGGATAGTTAATCATTTTTCGATACCCTAAATAACAACTCTTTTTTCTCTTCCAAAAGATTGTACCTTCTCCATGAGGTAATTTAATCTTCTCTAATTTTTTATCAATTGCAGCTATTTTCTTTTCCAGTTCCTTACTCGTCATCTAAATCATCCTTTCCAAACATATGTTCTTTTTTATTGTAACACATATATTATATTTAAGGAATATTTAAATATAAAAAGTGGGAACACTTTGGGAACACTTTGGGAACACTTCAAATACTATTCAATGCTTCCAATTACCAATTATCAGACAATTAGTTGTCACTACCAAAAGCTAAAATAGATATGACTATAGACTCATACAAAAAGAAAAAGCCCAGAAATCTTATAAAATAAAGATTTCTCGACTCTCCTCGGGTTGGGCTATTCG